ACATGCGGCCAGGCTTCGATTCGGCGTTGTGTTCAGAACCATCTGCTTCAACGAAAATTTTAGCAGCTAGGGGCTGAGTTTCTTTTGTGTGAGTACCGGTGCGTGTAGTGTCACCACGGGTATTAAAACTAATATGTCCAATATCATCGCCGTCTACCAAATAAGAAGAACCAGTTCTAGAAATAAATATGCCGGCTGTGGGGGATGTGCCGGGATTGTTTGAGATAGCAAAAGGCGCCTTCAGGTTGGCTTCATTGCCCATGTTGATTGAAACATGATCAGGGACTAATACATTGTTGGAACCAACGGCTACTCGAAACGCTGGTACACTATCGTTTTTTAAAGCTTTAGAGCCGCTGACAACGATTCCGCCAGTCATTTCCATATTACTACCGTCAAAAGACAGATTTGCTTCGCCATTAACTGTTGTAGAGTTAACAGATGTTATAATTCTATTATCTCCAGAGTTGTTATAAGTTGTAATAGGGACAGAAATACTATCGGCAATTGCTGTTTTAATTTGATTATAAGTTAAATTTTTAATAGAGTCACTGTCACTTGAATCGGCAATAATAAACTCATCATTATTAGATGGTCCGCCGCCCTTGTTGGTTGTGCTTGCTGCGTCTACTTGTAAAGTTTGTCCGGTAAACTTAAGTCCACCATTAGAAGCTGTTAAAACTTGAACACCTTGTCCATCAACAATAATACCTGTTCCGCCAGTAACTTGTAATTCAGGCCCGTGACCGGAGGTTGCCGGCGCAACGTGGACACTACTAGACAATCCAATTCCCAAAACAAGATTCGAAGCAGACAATCTGTTAGCAAGACCATCATAGTTAGTGGCTGCAAGATGATCAGGATTTAATATTATTCCAGTTAAACCATGCGCAGAGCCAGAAAAAGTTGAGCCTGTTATGTGACCAGTTGTGGTTAAATAAGTTGTATCATTGCCGGGTGACAGTGTGATAGTAACAGTTTGTTCGGCTGTCAAAGTTCCATCGCCATCAGAAGTTAAAACTCGGTTTGCGGCATCGGATCCAATTAATGTTTTTAAAGGCTTGATTTCTTGGCTATGTGTTGAGTCCCATATTCCACTAGCAGTAATATTGCTAGTGAAAGTTTTGGTGCCTCCTACCGATTGGTTTCGCCATATATCGACTAAACTCTCGATAGAGCCAGTTGACGAATTTGAAAATTCTACTCTTCCTTTGATAATGTTATAAGCCATAGTTGCGGTACCTTCCTCTCACTAAATAGTATGAAAAAAAAGGATGCCCCCCTTTCGAGAGACATCCAAAAAAGAAATTATTAAAACAATGTCGGCCTAGTAGATTACCCACTTACCATCAGAGTTAGAATAAACCATAGATACAGCACCATGTGGTGATTCGATACGCGCTTCGGAGAATCCATCAATTTCGTCGGCTTGGCCAACGGAAGATGAGATTTTAACGTAGTTAGTAGAGCTAACACCTGCTGGGGCTTTAACGATAACAACATCGCCGGCTGAACCAGAAGGAAGAATTAACAAACTAGAACCAGTTACTTCCGTAGTCATGTAGTTAATACCAGTTGAAAGCACAAAGTTACCGGCTTCAGCAGCTGGAACGTGAGTAGCAGTCATGCTGTCACCACCTGTGGTATCAACAGAAAGAACACCGTTAGTAGCAGTAATACCTGTACCCGCAATTGCTGATGCGTAGCTTGAGAATGAACCAAGCTTCATTAAGCCAGTGGCTTCATCATGATAGAGAAGGCTACCAGTGGTTAAGCCCATGATTTCGTCTACCGAAGTAGCGTCCATTGCGTTCTTGTTAAGATACTGTGGTCCGTTAAGAGAAGCAGAGCCAAAGATAAGTTGGTTGGAAGAAACTAAGTGAAGTGTCGAGTCACCAGAACCAGAAATAACTCCAGCAGCGCTAATGGTTGTAAGAGCGCCAGGGCCGAAGCTAGAGGCTCCTTCAACACTTAAAGTGCTTGAAGCTGAAAGAGTAGTAAACTCAGCAGCTGCTGGAGTAGTGCCACCAATTGCAGTGTTATCGATAGTACCAGCGTTAAGATCAACAGTAGCAGCAGTAACCTTATCAGTTGTAAGGTTTAAAGATGTCAACGCAGCAGACGAAGACAAAGTGGTGAATTTACCAGAAGACTGGGTAGTGGCACCAACTGTTGCGTTGTCAATCGCGCCACCATTAATGTCAGCGTCATCGACAACAATACGATTAATAGTAGCCTTGTAGATAGTGTTTTCAGCAGAAGATGAAATAACACCAGCAGCCGAGACAGTCGTTTGTTGACCCGCACCAAAACGAAGAACACCTTCGAAATCATTTGCAGCAGAAGATGAAATAACACCAACAGCAGAAACTGTGGTTTGGTTTTCAGTACCGAAGCGTACAGCGCCTGGAAGATCAACTTGACCAGAAGCTGAAAGAGCACCAGCAACGCTAACTGAGTCACGTGCAAGCGTAATAAGGTCAGCATCACCATTGACACCGATGGTACCGTTTTGCATGATCATCAACTTGCGACCATTGAGATCGAGAGAAGACGAAAGATCACCATTAATGTCAAGACGATCCTCGCTGAGTTGAAGTAGATCAACGTCAGTACTGGTACCAATGACACCGACAGCATCAAGAATAAGTTCTTTACCAGAAACTCTTCCTGAACCTGAGATTGTGGACTCACCAACTACCGCTTCTTCGAATGTCGTTGAACCGCTAAGTTTGGTGGTACCAAATTGAAATTTATAAGCCATTTATAAAACCCTCCATTTTAAAAATTGATTTTTAAATAGTTTAGATGAAGTGCATCAACATTCAATTAAATTGAAAATATCACACCCATCGCGGGTAAATAGACCAATCAGCCGTTAGTAGACATAGTACCGATCCACGCCATTACAATAAAGCGAAAGAGATGCATAAGGTGATTCCAAAACTAGTGAATTTTCACCGTCGATTGTTTGAGAACCGTGAGCCAAAATTGTTATGTTGTTGGTCCCTGCATTGCCGCCTTCATCCTTTATAATGTATGTGTGTCCATCAGTTAATACTGCTGCATCAGGTAATCTCAATTCTATAGCAGCACTGTTTGAATCCATACCAATATAGTAATCATCTACAGACGCGGTAATTGTTGCTGTTGATGTTCTGTGGTGGAGTACAACACCTCCTGAAATTTGTAAGCGGCACCCAACAAAACTAGAAGCCGAAATATTTAAACTAGCTGAAATAGCGCCACTAACAGCTATAGCATGATCAGGTGGTGTCGCACCGCCGATTGCTATACTACTTGTGGTGGCTGCTAAATTATTACTGAGTTCGGTAAATATACCACCGCCCTCACCAGTACCGGGCACATTTGTTAAAAATCGGCCATCCCCTATAAAAAATGATGACGATATACCAACACTAGCTGATAGTTCTCCGGTAACCGTAAGTCTAGAACCATTAAAAGTTAAATTTGATTGACCTGTGAGTTTATATGCATCAGTGCCAATTGTTGTTAGATTATGCTGATCTGGGTTTGAGGTGATTTTAAGAACGTGTTGTAGTTCTTTTCCATCACCCACAAAAGCACTAGAAGAAATCTGACCATCTGCCAGTAATTGACCGGGAAGTAATACGTTTCCCGATAAGACATTATACCCCATCTATATCAGCCCTCTAATATAATTATACAATTATAATTAGAAGACAAACCAGTTAGAGCCATTAGAATAGATATTAATAGCAGTCATTGTGCCCGTCATTTCATAAAATGATAGCCCATCGATGGTCTCACCAGCCGAAGCAGAGACCAAAATGGCGCCCGGGCATTCCTCTGTTGGCTGTCGTGAGCCAGTAAACTCATCTTTAATCATTAAGACCGCACCAGTCATCGGTGAGTACACACCGCCCGCGCTACCTGGCGATGGTGCATTTGCACTGGCTGGAGGCGAAGAAGATGTGGCTGATGGTAAATAAATCACTACTGGCCACCCTTCACCACTGTATCCTTTTACACCTAATATATGATCTGCCATCGAAGCAGAATGATAAGTTATTGAGCCTTGCTGACCTTGAGCGGGACTTAAAGACCTATAATTCATTCTAAAGCCACCAACGTTTATTGACTGACTAGCATGAAGATTAACCGTAAATGCGGTGGCGCCGGCGCGTTGGCCAATGTGTAAGCTTCCAGTTCTAACGTGATGATCATCATTAGTATTACCAAAACGGGTAGAACCGCTTGCATCAATTCTTGTGATGTCTTCAAAGTGGTAACTACTAGCAGATATTGCACCGGATATAAAAAATGTACCTGTTAAGATAAGACTACTTTCAGTTCCGCCAGCATTAGGCACAGAACCATTGAAGTTATACATAAAGAAATCAGACCCAGAGAGACCTTTCGCTCCGGTCATAAACATAACTGATCCAGTTACACCATCGGTATCGACGTGTCCCGGATCTTCATCACAGTTTACGTATGCCCATCCAAATCTTGACATATACTACCCAATCCCGTCGTAAGAGCCTGACCAACTAATGTTATTACCCGGCTCTAGTTGCCATTCGTTTTTAGAACCTGTATGTGGATTTACTTGGCTTGGATCAATACTGGTTAATCCCGCAACAACTGATAATCCCATTTCATTAGTAATTGAGCCGACAGATGCCGTGTGATCGCTGCCACTGAGATAAATACGACTTACCTTTACTTCAAGACGTTCCGAAGTAGAACCGCTGGGAATAACAAAATAATTGTTGATGGCAGGATCAAAGGCGTTAGGTCCGAAGCCAACTTTAGCAGAGCCGGAACCGTTGTTGATAATTTTGATCCATCTAGTAACGTAAGGAAAGTTGACAACCCTTTGGGCTTCAACAGCATCAATACCTCCCGATGCAAAGGGGCGGCCACTAACTTGATAAGCGGGAGCATGATTAACTCCTACTCTCATGTGCCATGAAGAATCTGACCAATTTGACATATTAAAACTCCAAAATTTATATCATTCGTAGTAAATAGTATCTAATTTTTTCTTCTACTACGTTTTTCTAACAGTCGCTTTCGTTTAAGTTCCTGTCTTTTTCTTTCACGTGCAGCGCGTGCGCGTTTATCTCGCTTCTTTTCAGAAGGCTTTTTGTATCGCTGTTTATCTTTGTACTTTTCAACAATTCTTTCTTTTTTGCATTTTTTAATAAATCTTCTAATCATTCTTTCGTGATTGCCACGACACTCTTTAGATTTAACTACAACATTACAAGCCATACTATTTCCGATTCATTCCTTTCCAAACTTCTGTTGCACCGCCCAAAAGCGAGCTAATGTCAACACCCGAATCATTTGGCGCGCCTAAATCTACAGAACCTTGAGGTTGTGGCGCTGCTTCATAATTTGACATGGGGGTTGTGCCTTCAAACAAATCAACACCATTGTAAGCATCAGAGCTAACCGCTTCTAATAACTTCTTTCTGTGTTCCTTCATTTTTGCACGTGCATCGTCTTGACGTTGCTTTCTGTGTTGCATTTCATGCTTTTCGTCAAACAAGCGTTCGCTTCGTTTTTGCGCTTTAGTCTCGGTAACCAGATTACCTTGCATGCCTTTGGCAACTTCTGAAACAACATTAGACAAGACGCCCTCTTCTATAAGAACTTCGTGAATGCATTCTTTCACCAATGGTTTGATTAATCTTTTTAAATCAGCTTTTTTCATAATTTCCTCTTTTTAATTCCAGCTAAAGTTTGTAAACGCTCAAACGATTCTGTTAGTTCCGAAGGTTCCGGTTTTGATTCTCTTGGTGCTGGAATCGCTCTTCTTAGCTTATCAACTGACTGTTTTAGCTCATTTGCAGACGCACCAATACTATCAGGAATCCCCGGTACCGACGCTAGTTTTTCTACACCACCTAAAACAGTATCGATCCAGTAGTCACCATCATCTTGTTTCTTATAAATGGCGGCGGATATCCACTCTTCTGGTACATTTTCTATTAATTCTTTTGTAGCGGAGCCGGCCTTAGCTAAATCTTTAGCAGCCTTTGCAGATTTCATTGTTGTAATCGCGGCTTTCGCGTTCTTAGCAGAACCAAAAGTCTTGATTAGAAGTCGTCCGCCTTTGAAGCTAGCAGGTCCGACTTTTGCTGCTAATTTTGCTCCGATGGGTCCGAGCTTTCCTAACTTCGATGCTTTTCCAACAACTGGCGCCAGTGCTATAATATCTAACAATGCAGCTGACATTTTGCCGCGAACCAAATTGAAAACAAGACTACCGAGAGTAGCTGCGCTTGGAATTAAAGTTGCTTCAAAAGCAGGATTTATGCCCGCTGCAGACACCGTATTCAAGGCTGCTTCAATTCCTAATTCAAGTTTACCGAGAGTGCTGAGTTCTTCTTTATCTTCGCCATCTTCTGCAGATCGCGCAGTGCCGGTCTCGGTAGGTTCATCAGAAGTATCTTCGTCTTCGCCCGGTGTAGGCTCAGGTTTTGGTGCCGGTGGACTAAATTTAACAGTATTTAATTTAGCCCATTTTTTAATCAGCTTTTCAAGTTTTTGATTTACCTCAGAACTTAAATTAAAAGAATTAATCAAATCATTTAATTGTCTTGTGGTTTCAGGTGAATATGTTCTTGGGGCGCGCTCTGGATCTCCGATTGCCTCCAATACTATGTCGTCTTGTTCGGTAGCTTGAAGCATAAATGACAACAATTGACTTATTTGCTCACGACTTAGTGCTTTGGCTAATCCGGAATTCTTTAGCATATTGATTAATGAATCATCATAAACTTCACTGTTAATGCCCGCAATGGCCATTTCGGGTTCTGGTAGCGTTATTTCACCTTCGTCATCATCTGGGCTTGCTGGCGCTTCAGGTTCAGGCTTTGGTTCCGGTGCTGCCTTCGGCGCGGCAGGCTCTGAATCACTAGGGGGCATCGGATCCGGCAGCGGTTCTGACTCTGTTGGTTTTTCTTTTTCTTGGTCATACATACTAATAGCTTTAAAATCTTCTATATCTAACTCAATCGGCTCTATTCCTTGAGCCTCAAGATCATCAGCAACCTCTGGAACGGTTGCTGCTAGTAGTTGTACATCTATTGGGCGCCCTAATAATTTTTCAGCAGCTATAACAACACTGTACGCAAAAACTGCGCCAACTGCATAGTCTTCGTCCGGTACATATCCGCTTGGATGATGTTCCGGGTTGTCGGACCATTCCACGTTGTTCCCGGGGGCTCTGTCAATAAAATCTTCTATACGTAACGAAATGGGATGTCCACGTTCATCAAAAAAGGAGAAAAATGTTCTTGGACGCCGTGTTAACAACTCTTCTTTATAGCTAGCTAACGAAAGAAAATCACCTTCTTCAACCTTTTTTTGGGCGAAGTCCCGCGCAAGGCGCTCCACATTGCTTTGAATCCAATCTCTAACTTTCGGATCCAAGACCTTGATGTGTTCGGTCCCGGGCGCTGCATTCGCCGCTGCCAATAGCTCAGCGTGTTCCGAGTCAAAGGGTTTATCTACTTTAGGCTCTTGTTCTTGTTCTTTTATAAACTTTTGCCAGTTCTCATTTATTTGTTTATAGCTGTTCACTGTCCGACAATACCTCATTCAATAACTCGTTGATGCGCTCTTTTCTGGTGCCTTCGTGTAAGTCTTTAGCTTCACGCATCATGAATGCGCCGGGTGTTGATGGTTCAGAAACAATGTCAAAGCAGACTAGTTCAAAATCTTCTTGAACGATTGATCTACCGTTTTGCTCTACGACGGAACCAGTACCGCGAGATGAAATACCAATAGCGCAACCACCTTCAACAAGTGCGCGCAGGGTTTTGCCGGCTGGGGTGTCAAGTACTTGAATCTTGCCCATAACCTTCTTGCCTTCCATCCAGATGGCTGTAACTTTATGTGCAACATGTTGTAGCGAAACTTCGACTTTATCGGGATGGTCTAACTCGCCTAATGCTCGTCCAGATTCTACAAGTTTAGAATACTTTTGCACTTCTCGACTTAAAACATTTTCGGTATAAACGCGGCCATTGCCATTTTCAGTTTCGCACATTTGCATAAGACCAGATAAAATCATGCCACCATTGGCAACAAATTTTTTCTCAGCCTCTGTCAACAAATCTTGACATACGCCACCATCACAAAGTTCATAATATTCTCTGAGTAATTTCTTACCCATAGCTAAGAACCTTTACAGCAGCGTCTAACTGGTTGCAACATCCACTTGTTTGTCCAAGTGGCAGGACTGTTCATTTGCGTGTTTGTGTTCATGTTTAACTCCATTATCTCCGAAAACCATGTTCATTACATAGGATGTTCCTGATGATAGCCAACCCAACAAAAAGAAATTAGCTACAGAAACGTCAAAATTAAATAGTTCTGTAAACGGAGAAAGCAGCATTAAAAACCACCCAACGTGAAATCCCATACACATTGGGCAGTGAAACACCTTCCCATAGCCGCCTGCAGAATCTTTAGCGGGGCGCCATCTTTTTAAAAGCGGCAGGTCACTGTACACTAAAATCTGTGTTAGCCCGTATGCGCAAAGCGCAAAATATAAAAGTTCCATTTTTCCTCTTTAAATTGTATACATGTAAGAATAAGAGTAAGGATCTCTGACGAATCCGGGGCGCATTGAACCTTGTTGCGCTTTCTGTGGCACTTCTCCAAGTTCCGTAGAATCTGTCTTGTCTGGGTCGACATACTCATCATCAACACCAGCGATGACTGCCTCGATATTTTCAAAATATGGCCTTTCTTCTTCAATAAATTTACTGATGTTCACCAAAGCCAGTTTTGCAGCGTTAATCTTATCACTGTATGGGCTTTCCATTAATCCTTCAATAGCACCATAAAATGAGCCGGCTTGTACAGTTTCAGAAACAACAACACCTTTTTTGCGCAAAAATGAAAACAATCTGTTTTGTGCACCATAAACCATATCGTTCATGGTTTCTTTAGGAAATGCAGTAATTTTGTTGTTTTTTGATGATAATACGATATCAATATCAGCATGATCAAAAATCATCAAATCACCGCTTAAACTTTTACGTATATTAAGCTCAAGTGTAATAGACGGCGGTTGAGGTACCGCATCACCTACTTTAATTACAATTGGTTCGTCGCTAGGTATAAGATTAACTTTCACTGCCATTATCGTATAATTCCTTTACAAGTTGCTGTGTTTTAAGTACAGTCATAATTACTTTTTGTGCGTCCGTTTCGGTTGAATAGCTTTCTAGCAACCCGACTACTTGCTTTGTTTTTTCAACTATTACATCATCGTCGCCCTCAATGGTAGTTTCAGATTCTTCTAGTTTTGATTTGAGGCGACCGATCTCTTCATTTAAAAATAGTTTAAGTTCTATTGAATTGTCGGCAAATGAAGATATGTATCTTGTCAACAATTCTTTTTGCTCACTCAATAAAACATCACTATATTTTTCATTAAATTTTTGTACAAAAGTAGTGTACACAACATTGTCAATCTCTTGATTATTTTCTGATTCCTCAACAATATTACTCATGTTTTCAATAATTCTATTTTCTAAAATAACTTTTTCTTTTGGAGAGTTTGTATTAAACATCTTGCTAATTGTGGCCAATGTTTTATAATTTGGGACAAAGTTATTAAATACAGACGGAGATATTGTTTTGTTAACATCATTAATCATGGCAGTTTGTTCTCCAAATAAACCATCTGGATCGATCATTCTTTTTGCTAATGCTGATTCCTTTAAAATCTTTTCACTAATTTCTTTATCAATACCTTGATTTTCATACAAAGAGCGATAGCACTCAAGATCTTTTTTAAGAAACGAATCTGCAGTAAAGTGCTTTTTAATAAGACCTACAACTTTATGACTTTTTTGTTCATCATTTTTCAAAATAGCATATGTTGCTTCTTTAATTAGAGCCTCGTAAACAAATGCAGTGTTGCGTTTTTTGTTGTGTTTAGCTTTCATCTTTTTGCTCCGTTACCTTTTCTTTAGTCTGCTCAAGATCTTCTAGAAGATTCGTGATAGATTTGTTGATTTCCAACATTTTGATCTCTTCTTTTTGCTCTCTCAATGAATAAATAGGCTCATTATCTTGATAAACACCTTCAGTGATGCCGCGACCAAGCGATCTAAGCTCTGGATAACCTAGGTTATTGGTCCTCATGGTATTCATTTCGGGAGTTCCTATGCTTGATAAATGTCTATTTCTTGCGCCGGCTGGTCTTGAATCTGTGCGTTGTGGGTAATAAACTTTCCCTCTAGCTCCCGGGGTCAGGCGCGGAGCATTTCTAGTTCCTGGTGGTGCGGCTAAGAGTGCAGATTCATCACCTTCAGGGGGTGTGTCTGCAGCAGCGTCTGGTTGGGCATCACCTTCTCCGCCGGGCGGTAAGCCACCCTCACCACCAGCAGCGTCACCTCCTAACCCGCCTAAGTCGCCCCCAAGACCACCGCCTAATCCGCCGGCTTCACCGGCTTGCGCTTCGGCAACTGCTTGGAGAGCAGCATCTTGTTTGCGATCGTAGTACATCTCACGCTGACAACGCACAAAGTCTTCGTGCGACAAGTTAAAGATGTGTTCAGATACCCAACGACGAGAGAAATAGCCTTCTGTGGCGGAGCCTGCAATATCAAATTTATTCTTCCAGTGTTCGAGTTCTTGAAGCTCTGCAATTTTTGATGGATTGTTTAGAGCCAGTTTGAAATTAATAAGATCATCTCCACGAAAACCAAGAGTGTAAAGATGAATGATTCCGATCTTTTCGAGTTCATGTATAACTGTCCTTTGTAATCTTTGTACGGTCCGGGCAAAACGGATATCTTTTTGTGCCAACGTTGTCTTATCTTCCGTTGCGCCTTCACCCATAGACAGATATGACTGGGGAATTTTTAATGCGGAAAAAAGCTTGTCACGCAAATATTTAATATCATCAATTTCTGTTGTATTTGAGCCTCCAGCCAAGTTTACAATATCTGTAGCAGATCCTTGACGCACAGGAATATAATAATCTTCTTCAATTGATAGCGGGTTATATCTAAGATCAACACGACCAGTATCTTTGTTTACGATTGAGTGACGCTTTAATTGGGTGACTATCTTTTGCATGTATTGTTCAACATCTTGTGGTGGAATAGCACCGACATCAATCTTAAAGACTCGACGCTCCGAAGATCTAACAACCCTGTAGGCCATCATAGCATCTTCTGCTAATGTTAGTTGTCTCCATATACGACGAGCAGGTTCTAGAACAGAGGTACCATATGGTGAATACTTATCATTTCCAAGAACCCGAAAATGTGCAACTTGCCAATTTTCAAATGTCATTCCAGCTGAGTTCCATTGATACTGAATATAGTTTGGGTTTGTTGTATCTAAACCTTCAAGACGTTCAATCTCTTGCAGCGGTAAAGCTATGGTAGACTGAATCCCTAACTTCTCATCAATATCAAGATATAGCATGAAGTCGCCATACTTACATAAAGTACGGCACCAGCCAAACAAATTGTATTCAAGGTTTAGCACATTATGATACAGTGTTTCTAAGACAGCTTTTATTTCTTCATTTGAGCATTTGATATTTAACATCGGACGTAATGCCGAAAACGTTGTCATCTCATCTGCATAAATATCAAGTGACGATGCAATCTCTGGCATATATTCCATCTGGTCAAAATCTACATAGCGTTCGCCTCTTTGTTGGTTACCAATGGCATTAGCCGCAATTGTATCTAACGGGTTATACGTTTGCTTTTTAAATTGTTGACCCGATGCTGATTTAAAACGTGTCGAAAACTTGTCTAAATGTTGGCGCCTTATTCGGCGTCCAGATTGAGAACGATAATTTACAATTGGTCCAGAAAAAAGCCTTGTTAATGACTTAAACAAAGTTGATTGATCATTCGCTGGGTTTTTTCCTTTTCTTGGGTTTTTAGGTGCCATTTATTTTCTCACTTTATAATCCATTTATATTGATTGTATAAACTTTCTGCGTCTGACATTTTATCAAGAGCGCTGTCTTGTTTATATCCGGTTTGTCCTTTAACTGTTGTATCGAATGTTGTACGAGTTGTTATTATAGCATCCACAAAAGCTTTCTTGTAGTTTAAATCTCTTTGATTTGTTTGCAAAGCGGTATCCCTAACCCAGCAAGCAATTGCAAGTGCCATAACTAAATCATCGTTGTATCCTTTTAGTGCTTGTGGTTTTCCGTTTGTCCAAATAAATGTTCTCAATTCATTTGCCAATCGGGACGAATATGTAGTAATTAGTTTGTTTCTTATAAACTCTTCTAATTTAGCAACAACCAAAGGTCGAGTCTTAGATGAAGTCGTAAAACCGGCAACCGCAGATGTTCTGTGTTCTGCCATGTGTTGCTCGATGTATTCGTGCGTAGACTTAACTGAATAGTAAATGTTGGGGTAAGCGTAGTCCACCAATTTATCCAACACAGTATAACCAATACTGTTATTTTCGATAACAACCATAGCATTGCCAAATTCTCGGCCAATCTGATTTAGCATGTTAGCAAAAAGATCCGGGGTGGGTTTACCCTGATATTCTCCAACTACTTGTAGTGTCTCCAGTTTTATAATATGAAATGTAGAATAGTCCGCACCATCTCCCCTCGCAACATCTGCAACTAAAAGATACGAATGTGAAGGATCAAATTCTTCCCAAATCCAAAAGTTTCTATCAAAAGCTGTCCTATACTTTGGCTCTGCAATGTTAGACATGATCCACTCAAGCGCATCCGGATCTATAACGGTTTCACCAGATGTATTGAAATTACATTCTAACTCTTGAGCAATTTGGCGACGTGACATGTTTCTGGTTTCTTTATTGAACCATTCTTGATCACGCTCGGGATGAACGTCCCACATTAACGTTGTAAGTTTAAAATTATTTTCTTTTGTCTCGGCACCAACACATGTTTTATGAAACCAATTACCAACGCCATTTGGTGTAGAAATAGCGATACAGCGCCCACCAGTCGACAATGTTGGGTACAGCCCTGTCCACAACTCTTCTAAGCCATCAATGTGCGCGGCCTCATCCAACACCAACAAAGATAGCGCTTCGGAACGTCCAGCGTCACCGGATGTTGATGCAGCTTTAATCGTAGAGCCGTTAGACAACTCAAATGATGTCCTATTATCAGTTGATATAGAAGCAATACGAATCCAGTCTGGAAGATTCTTCATGATGCTCTTAACCTTTCTGACAAGGTTGCCTGCAGTTTCAAACTTAGTAGCCATGACAAGTATTGACTTGTCGCGATGGAACAACATCATCCATACAATATAGCCAGCGGTTAAGGTAGAGATACCAAGCTGACGGCCTTTATTAATCACGTTAAATCGATAATCATTGAAATCACTTAATAAGTCATCTTGATAGTCAAAGGTATTAAAAAGAATTAACCCATGCATTGGATGAGATATGCGAGCATAAGTTTTAAGAAAATACGATGGATCTTTTCCGCACTTAACTACTTCTTTTAATATCTCTTTCTTGGTAAGTTTAAAAGCCATGCTCACTCAGAATTTTAAGAATCATTTCTCTAATTGCCTTCCTGCGGGGATCTCCGGGCGAGAGTATAACTGGGCGATCAGGATCGGGACCTTCTTCATCTGGGCAGTCTGCCGGCATGTACTGTGGATAGTTTTGTGACACAATGTTGTTAATAACCTCCATTGCTTCTTGTGGGGGCAATTCACCTAAAAGGTTGGCAATCTGCGTTTCAATATCCACTTCTTCTTCGTCAGGAAAGGGCATTGTTTCCAAACTAGATAATGGCCGCGGCTTCATTGGCTTTGGCATTGAAGCAGTATCGCCGCCGCGTCCATCTTCTGGAGGTCGGCATCTCTCAGGATATTGCTCGCAGTATTTTTTATCGCCCAATATGCGTCTTAAAAGATCTTGCGCTGCAGGAGTTTCAGTGAGTCCTTCTTCTTTGATGTATTCTTCTATAATAATTCTATAGATTCGATCACGTGAGAGTTCCATCTTACTCTCCAGAATTTTTAGGTCGAGAGTCGTTGTCTGGGCGGGTGCCACCAGAGCCATTCCATCCACCTTGTTCAAGAAACTTTCTAAATTTGTCATCCATTGTGTCTGAAGATGGTTCATTGATCGATTCAGACTCTGTGATGCCTCCAATTTTATAATGCATCTTGGCAGTAACCCACGTGCGCACTCTTGAAGAATTTTCTACAAAAATATCAGATTCGCCTTGTGGTGTAAGAGTCACTGATTTTCCGGTAATTTTCTTATACTCTTTCTTTAAAAACGAAGCAATATCAGAAAGCCGTTGTTCTACTTCGGATTCAAAGCCGTTAGCATAAACTTCTCTAAGTTGCAATTCAGAATGATAACCAAGGCACATCATATTGCCATAAAAACTAACATTGAATCCGTCCATAACTCTCTTGTCAATAAGTGGTCGACCCTCTTCTCTTTTGAGTCCTGCTTCGACTGCTTCTCCGTCTTCGTTCAAAGCCCCGTCGTATGCGTTAGCTGCGGCTTGCGACAAGCCTTGTATAATTTCGTAAACAGTCGCCATTAGTGATCTCCTTTCATCTTGTTGTACTGTAAATAGTGTTTGACCGAGGAAAGGTAATCCGCGGCTTTGGTGATTTTAGCTTGCACCCAAGCTTCTAATTCTTCTCCGTCGTGAATCATGTGCTCAAGTTCTGCAGCGTATTCTGACGCACGATGTAATTGTGACTTGGCCATATCTGATTCATCATGAGAATGATGGTGTTGCATGGGTAAATCATGATGTATCTGTGGCTCTTGAGTATCCATATGCATAGGTTCGCCACAGCTAGCTTCATGCTGCAATGCTTCTAAAATCGCTTGTTTTATATCATTTTTCGTTATCTTCATTTGGGCGCCATCCTTTTAACCATCGCTCTTCTCGTTGCTCTACATATTTAAAGTAACATTTTTCGCAACATTCAAATTTAACCATGCAAACATTGTCCATAGATTTTTTGGGGTAAGCCCCGCAAATTGGGCAAGATTTCAATGGCTCTCTATTAAGTAGTTTTTTTGATACTTTAATGCCATTTACATCTACTTTCTCTTGTGAATGTTCAATATTGCGATTTTTCTCATACAAATCTTTCATTTGTTGAAGGTATTCTTTTTCTTTGTTCTCATCCCAATTTGCTTTAGGATTAACAATAGTTTCTTCGCCATACTTTTCAGATATTGCTCTTTCTATAGCAGCGATTTGATCGTAGTTTTTATTGTTTGACATATTAATTTCCCTGCCGCGGATCGCCTATAGGTTGTTTGGGGTGTTGTGTGCCATATGTAGCGTTTCCGCCAATTCTAATATCATTTGCATCTATGTGCTTGACCTGTCCGGTTTCGTACAATTGCACAACCCAGCAAGTGTTCCAATCGTGTCCGTAATCAATCATAAATAAAGCCCAACCATCCCCAAGTGGTGTTCGAACGCTTATAGGCGGTGTCAATCTAATTATTGTCGTGCTCATTAAAACTCTTATATGCGCCATACGTCAGCGCGGTACCTGCTACGACGCCGCCGGCAAACCAAAGCCATTTATATCTTGGTGATGTTTTGCGTAGAGAATTGGCAAGCGCCTTTATTTCTTTATCTTTCTGCATTATAAACAAATCGTACTCATCTGTTAAGGCTTTGTGCTCGATTTTTAAATTTTCTAACTTAAATTCGTATTCTTCTCTTAAGATTTTTAACTGGTAGTCGGTTTTAATTTCACAAGAATACATCGCGATGTCATATTGACTCAGTACATCGGCCATGGCGTTTTCATCAAACAAAACTCCCGCGAATGGTGCGGGGGCTTTATATTCCAGTATTGTAAATTTTGATGGTTCAGTAGCGTGCGCGCTCATTGTAAGTATAAAGAGAAGTTTAAGGAACATACTCGATCCCAAATTTAGTTTCTATATCTTTAATAAGCTGTTCACGTTCAGAGTTAAACTTATTTCTATATTTGCCTTTTTTATCTTCCCTCAACTCATCAATCATATCCAGAGCATCTTCATAATCCTCTTCGATTGCTGCAATTGACTCTAAATGACTTTCCATAAGTTTTTGTTTTTCGCGCAACTCTTTTTTGTGAATTTCTTTCAAGCCCTCAATTTGTGCCTGTATTGATTCAGATTGTGTCTCATATGCCTTCTGCATAAGATGGTAATCATATCTGCTTTTAAGTGCCACAACAGCAGAAAGCAACACTATCAGTATTGCTTTCCAATTTTTAAGAGCAAAATTAAGCATTTTTGCCTTAACCATTATAACCTCTTAATTTAGCAATACCATCGATAACCGTCTGCCCACCAATATATATAGCTGATATAACTACCCAATCTTCGCTAGTTACGTGACCAGCTAACGTGAGACCAGTAGCTGTTAACCAGACCATCAACTTCCTTGATGTTAGTTTAGCTAACCACGTGTCCAGAAATGCTGTTGCCTTTGCCATCATTTATCACCTCTTAAATAATTAATCCACGCATAAGGTTTGCGCTCTTTTAAATAGTTTGGATTTTCATCATTAGCATATGCTTCGCGCTCAAAGGGGTTTTCATAATATGCTGTTTGTCCATCTCTATACTTGACAAGGCCGATAACATAAAACAAACCATAAAGAATCCATTGGACAACCATTAATAGTTCTCTTTGTTGTAAATAATGGATAGTCTCATGTCTCTTTGTTCTATCACTCATTTCGCCACGACACCAAACCCAAAAAGCGAACGAATTAGCCCACACGTTAATAGGTGTAACTTTTGATAATAAGGTCGGAACTCTGCTGTTTTCGTAGAATATTGGAAACTTCATTTTGGTTTGCCTAATACTTTATTCAATTCATCTTTTATAATCTCTTCAACAGAATAAAGTTTTTTTAAATACTTTTTAGCTTTTGCAACGGTTTTAGAGCAACCTTTTTTTTTGCCTTGAGAGCCATCGCGCTTTTTTTTATAAACGCATTTTCCAACACGCTTATAAGGCATCTAGCTAAGCCTCACTAAGTTCGGAGCCATGTCAGGTCGTGCTTTTTTAAATTCGTCGATTGATGCTCTTATAGAATCAGGATCGGCAGGCCCATCGTACCATTCAGTAAATGCTGCAGCCATATCATACCTGACAATCCACTTTCTTGCAATACCAGCGTCGATACATATTTCAGTAAAGATGGCAGCGACAGCTTCAACATCAACTTCTTCTACCTCGACAAGTGTAGGGGCAGTCGAAGTTTTGATAACTAATTTATTCCAAAGTGTTTTAATCCAATTCATTCTTTAAAAGCCCCTTTAATTTTGTCAAGCATTCCTTTCGGTTTTGATTGTGTAAGGTGAGGGTGTTGCGAATCGCACTTTCTAGCTATAAACACCTCTTTTGAATTTTCAGGCTTGTAGTTTCCGGACGCACCTAATAAATTTTTACACGCCCTCTCAGTAGGATAGTACGTTTGGCATTTTATAACTAGCGCCAACTCTTCCTTAGATTCAGGCTTGTAGGTTCCACGTGGGGTGACTAATCTATTGCACACATCCGGGCCTGGATCGTTAGGATCAAGTGCTTCTTTTTTGAGATCGCCAAGGGGCTCAGCATATTTAAAAGGTTCTTGATCATCATCATCACCAAAGTCATACATAGTCTTTGTATCCACATCCATCGTGTTCGAAACTTTGCCACCAGTTTCAAAATCAAAAGTGCCTTTCATTCCAGGACCCATACTTCCTGCATCTGCCGGCATCTCAGTCGTGTCTGGGCTGGTTGCGGGCGAAACATCAGCAGAAGTATTTACCGCTCCAATACCTGATGCAATGGCAGCAACTAATGCGACAGGAACACCAAACTTCTTAGCGATAGCTTTCATGGTGTTCTCGCTGATAACGTGGCCGTTAGCTATCTCTTGTTCAAGCAATGTTTTAATGCTTTGTTTTTGATTTTCGGTAAGTTCAATCTTTTCGTCCATGAAATAACGAGGGTCAATTCTTCTTGTGTTTTTACGTCTAGCCATTATTTTGTACTCCTGTATATTTGGTTAAATAGTTGTTGGTTTCATGTTGTTAAACCATATTCGATAGCGCGGCGTTCGGGAGGCATATTCGAAGCCTCATCTAAATCAAACATAACCAGATCAGGGCGATCGCCATCAATAAAATGATTAAATAATTTTAAAAACTCAGGAAAGTCATCCCATTCCGATATTGCCACAACATCCTGTTCAGAATTTTGCTGGATTGCTTGAATTTTCGTTGAATCGTCGCCCGGCTTAGTAATATCTTCAATGTACATCTGGACATCGCGTCCTTGAAATTTAGGGCTGTTGGTTATGTCTTCAAGTTTCTGATTTACCTTGTCAATCATCGCAGCAAAATTTAAATCTTCTTCTTCTTCTTTTATATGCTTTCGCCAATTTTCAAATATTAGTTTCATGTTATTGTCCTGCTCTCTTCATCGCGTCAGCAATGCGTAAAGATGAATTTTCAACAACCTTAATAACAGACTGCGGAATCTCTCCCATTTCAAAAAGATTCTCATTTTCCAAATGACCAATGATAGCGTCACGGATAGTTCTAGAAAGAGACAGCCGATCCGTGAAAGCATCAGCTTGTGGCAGCTCTTCCAGCTCTTCTTTAATAATCTGTTTAAGTTGTTGCTTTGTAATCTTCATTTTGTATTCCTATATACTTGGTTAAATAGTTGTTGAATTTCTTGGTTTCCCGCATGTGCTATATCTATAGCAACTTTTAACTGATCTAAGTCTTTCCGTTTCTCATCGGCGGGCAATTGACTATAATCAACAAACAAGCTTGGGTTGCTATCTTTTTGCCATGAATTGTGTTTCATCCATATTTTATGGAATTTGCTAGCCAACGCTTCAATATCGCCGGCAGAAGTTATCGGAAGTTCTCCAACTGCTTTGGCATAATCTGCCGCTGGTGCACCATTTAATTTATTAGCAAGCGATGGCTCAATTTTATCAGCCTCTTGGTTGATATTTTGGTGTACAACGCCATCAATAACTTCGATACCCTCATAACCTTTTAAGTTTTCTAATGGTGGGTTATTAGGAATCGGCTTAAATCTTGGCTTATCTCCATTCTCTTTTCTGTAACCTTCAAGCCATTTAGCGTGCATTTTATCGGTTAAATCTTTCGCTAATTGAGCGTCAAACATGTCAGCATACGGCTCATTTCGAAGATCTTCAGGACTCATATACTCTTCACCAGTATCAATGTCAGCAACAGCACGACCGGGTTCGTATTCTGCTTCAGTTATGTACTTTCGCCAATTTTCAAATAGCTTCTTCATGTTGCTAATCCATTCATACTTAGTTATCTTCTTGTCCTTGAGACATATCTTTAAGTTGTTGCATTAAAGATTCGTATACATGAGTTACTGCCTCATCCAATTCCGCTGCAAGTGCAGCAGTGCTGTCTCCATCGTCAGCTTCTATTGCTTTAAGTAACCGCGATGTAATTTCACGACACTGTTCATCTTCATTGACTGCATCATTTACAATCTTCATCAGTGTTTCTGCTTGTTTTTCGCTCATATCAGTCTGGGCTACAATTTGACTAATGCTATCGCGAATACTATTTTGTGCAACTTTGAGCGGATCTTCTTTTTTGCTAAATTTATTAAACACATTTTTCATCCAAGATGGCATCTTAAGTTTTGTTTTAAGAGCCAACCAAGCGAAGCCACCTGCTAACATTAAAGGTATAGCGCTAGTTGAAAGAAAAAATGCAATCCCTGTTGCAGTTCCAGCATTTAACGCTGCTATATTTAGTGCCGCATATGCTGTTGTAGCAGAAACAGCCACCAAAGCAGACCATGGACCAACTGGCTGAATAGAGCCGCGGGCTCCTTCTGGACCGATATCAAACTCAATTGCAGACACCTCTTTAATAAGCTGCTTTTTTTGTGATTGTTTTTGTTCGTGAATTTCCCAAAAAACATCAACAGCATCTTTGCTGTTGTTTTCAAACTTTCGCCAATTTTCAAATATTAATTTCATGTTGCCAATCCGTTCATACTTAGTATCGCAATCAATCCGGGCACATTCTTTCTGACATAAACGCCAGAGAAAAGTGTCTCGCATCGACCGCCGACATAAGCGATTGCCGACTCAATGTTCTTGCTGACTTTTGGATCAGCCACCATCTCTTCTGACACAACCAACACTAACGAACCTGCAGCAGCCTTACCCTTGGGTGGAGGACACGCAGAACGATTCATGCAGTTATGAAGGATCACCGATCCAAGCTTTCCGGTATTTGGATCTTTTATCATGGTTGAGCCTATGAAGGCTCTGCCGTCATTACCCAAGCATGTTTCCAAATCCTTACTGTCGAAAGATTGGATCGGTGAATCCTCAGTGGAGAGTTTAAGCACTTGGGCAAGCGACTTAGCAAATTGCGTGTTGGCTACCGGGTACATACCGAGCATGCCAATTCTACCACGCAGTAATCTAGTTGATCGTTCGTTATCAAGAATAATATGCGGATGCTTTGTGACGTCATTTGCCAGCGTCAACGCATTACGAGCGATCGTTGGGTTAAGGTTTTCTTGTGCAGTTGGCCATGAAACTATATAAACGACCTTACCACTTGACTGCACAGAGCGCATGTAACGCTCAAAGACAGGATGGAGAGCGGTAACAGAACTACCGGTGCCACCGCCACCGCCAGCAAGGACGAATAACCAATCCACTTTACCGAGTTTGATGCGCAAAGCATCTTCAATAATTGCACCATTTTGACTTAATACCTCTTTTCCATAGTCTACGTTTTTGCCGATTCCATCAGAATCGGGAATAAGGACAACGTGATCCTCTTCGACATTCTTTGGAATGTCTTTACCTGTTGTATTAACAAGCAGCGTTTTGTTGAAACCAAGCTCAATGAAAGCGTTGGCCATTTTGTTGCCTCCACCGCCAACCCCAACAATACCGATGTTAAGCGAAGAAGGTGCTGTGTTTTCGGGAAGCAGATCTTCATCAGAGTATTCCATCTGGAGACCGAAATCTTCAACCATGCCGAAATCTTCGGCGTCCACTTGTTCGTGGTAGCTATCCTTTTCCTGCACAAATGCGGGTGGGGGTTCTGCGGGAGGCAGAAAATCAAATTCGTTGTTATCGTTTTCGTCTGACATTGTATATTCCTGTATGGGTGTAAGTTTACTTTATATTGCGCAGCGCATCTTCGAGTTCTTCTCTAATAAACTGTTTAAGTTTCTTTTCGTTAATTGAAGCTAACAACTCATCTTCTTCAGTACCTTGTTTTAATTGAATTCTTCTTTTAGCTTTTCTTACCATGCGATCGTACTCTTTTTTACCTCCAGTAGTTTGATATGCCCTTTCTCTATCACGCGTGAGCTGAACTTGCTTGTCGGACAAATCTGCATCTGCTTGTTTTTTCTCGGCATCACGACGCTGTAGACGATCACTTTCTCTACCGGCTGTGTGTTCAACACTAAAATCTTCTAATGCGTTAGCAAGATGCTTACGTTGCTTTTGTACTTTACTCTGATAGTTTGGATCGTTTATGCGATCGGCGGTTATCTGCTTTAACTCGTTAGATACTTTTGGCCAAAATTCGTTGAACCATTTTTCGTTGTCTTCTTCACTCCAAGTTGACATAATTCTGTTTCTTTCTTGACGAGCTTCTTTTTCGTCTTTAGGAGCAAACGCAAAGTCTATCAACTTAAACAATGTACTAAGATAGCCCTCTTGAAGTGTAGATTTTACTTCTTCTTCAATAATCTGCTTGAGTTGTGATTGTGTAATTTTCATTTAGTAATCTCCTATTGATTTACTCTCGCGTATCCTGCTTTCTTTTCAATTACTATTTGCATGTCAACGCAATCTTTGAGCGAATCAAGGTGCGAGATCAACAAAACGTTCTTAAAATACACTTTAATTAGTTCCAAGATCCGAATAAAACCCTCCATATTTTCTTCGTCTAAAGCAGTACCGGGTTCATCAAGGATGAATAAATCAGATTTAGGCAATGACGACACCGATAGAAGTGCCAAGCGAATAGCCATGGCCGCCATTGTTTTCTCAGCACCTGACGCCATCTCAATAGGACGTTCATCATACTCAGGGTGTTTAATAAAAATATCAAACTTATTACCAGATGTTTCAAAGAAAACTTCAAAATCAACGATATTGGCTAAAACTTTAGCAATTTCACTGTTGATTACTGGAATTTTCTTTTTAATAATATCGTAAGCGATGCCGTTTGAATGCATACACCTCATAAACAAATCATATGCAGCAAAGTCTTTTCTTAATTCGCTGTGTTCTGATTGTTGTTCTTTGAGATTTTTGAGTTGTTGTTCATATGATCCAACATGTTTATAAAGATCAAGCGTTTGTTCTCTATTGTCTTCAATTTGTCTTTTATATTTGGCAATGCCTTTTTCATGTTCAGTTTTTTCCTTTAATAACTTCTCAAGATTCTCGATCGTTTCTTTGTTACCTTCGTATATTAATTCTTTATTTCTTAATTCAAATACAGAATTATTAAGTCTATCCAAGGCGCCGTTGTTTCTTTCAATAGAAAGCTTGAGGTCTCTGATATATACTTCTGTTTCTTGTTTCTTACCATTTAATTTTGTATACTTTTCAATATGGTCTCTAACAATAGCCGGCGAAAGGTGGGCCAGTTTGTCTTCAAATTCGTTAATTTGTCCTTTTATTTCTGGCAACGTTGATACTGCCACATGTGCATCTTTAATAAATTTGCAAGTTTGAAATTTTGTGCCACAAGGAATGTCATCCAATAATTTTTCCTTTGCAATTGCATTGTCAAACACGACAGTCAAATTAGCCAGCTCTGCTTCAGCTTCTCTAATTTCTTTTTGTTGCGTTAAAAGGGAATCATAATCTAATTGACCTAAAAGCTTATTAATCTTTATTAGTCGACCCTTTTCTTTATCTAACAAGCTAGCTTCTTCAATGACCTTGCTAGACAACACATTAATTTGCTTTTGACTTTGCTGTAGTTCTCTCCTGACGTCAAATATATCGATAGCCTCTGTAGGTATTTCAGAAATTGATTTGACTATTTCTGCCATCGCTAATTCAGATTGTTCCAAAGAATTATTGTAAGAAATATGAAGCGATTCATGATGCTCAACCGATGTGCGAGCACCATTAAGTTCTTCTTTTAGTTCTAAAATTTCTTCATCGTAATTTCGACCCTCAAGCTTTTTAAGTATAACTTTGGTGTCTACAGAGTCATCTTTTGACAGCTTGAACTTTTTGTCAAAAATTTCTAGGTCTAAAAACTTAGCAATAATCTCTTTACGTCGTGTCGAGCCTTCATCAATAAATGCTAGTGCACCGTGTTGCGATGCTAACGAAGATACTGAAAAGTCTTCCATTGTTCCAAAATGCTTTCGGATGTTTGCATCGGTGTGGTTTCTGGTAAGTCCATTGAGAGATGTTACCACATCCGTAGCCATATCATATACTTCAAAGTTTAAATCGGTTTTTGCTTCTAAAGTTTCTTCGCCCTTAAGTCTCTTAGTATATTTTTGTGCGGTTCTCTCAACAGTATAAGTTTTATTACCAACAGTAATTGTTAGTTTGCCGCGGCAAGAGTCTTTATTCTGGTTAATAACATTGAGATTCTTGCGCTCATTTTTCGAGGTTGAGTTAAAAAGAGTCCAAAGCACACCATCCACAATAGAACTCTTGCCGGAAAAGTTTTTACCGAAAATACCGACAATCCCCCCCAATTCATCAAAGTTAACATTATTATTCTCTCCATAATTAAATAAGTTATCAAATTCAAAATTGACCAATTTCCAGTTTATATTTCTAGATATTTCTTCGTTGTCCTCAATAATTTTGTTGTATTTTCTATTCAGTTCATAGACTCTCTCAAGCATTTCATCGCTAGTTTCGTAGTCAGTTAGATACTCTTTGATAAACTGTTCTTGTACGTTAATGTCGCGCAGATTTTCATCGTTAATAGAATTTGTCAAATCTTCAACATTACCACGTTCACCGGATGCACGATTCAAGAACGATATACTTTCAGGCTTAAACCTATGTTTTGCTATGTCTACTGCACGCTTCATCACATTTAGTGGCAAGTTGTTGTTGCTAACCAAGCGCAGACGTGCTGACGTAGGGACTTCAATGTTCTTGGGCATGCGACCCTTTCTGGTCAACACGATAGTCATGAAAGGCCGAGGATTCTTAAACACAATAGGCTCAATATCCCAATTGTCTTTGTCCTGAATATCCCATATCAATATGCCCTTGTCGTTTGTTTCACCATGGTTTTGTTGGATTGTTGAGCCAGCATACCACACGCGTCCTTCTTCATCTAAGAATTGACGGCGATGAATGTCGCCAAGCATTGAAAAATCAAAATCGTTGAAGATATTAATGTCGTCTTCGCCGTTGGCCATGGTCCAGTTTGTATCAGTCTTGCAGTTAGAGATAGAGCCGTGGTACAATGCAATATTAATCTTGCTATCATCCGTTGGTTTCATCCAATTGTCTCTATCAAAAACTGAAAGCACGTTAAGGCAAAACTTATCATCGATATGAGTTTCGCCAGAGTCTTTTAGTAAGTATAAATCTTGTATGTCAAGCGCTTCTGCAATAGGTGTGAGTGCGTCTTGACGACTGCTATTCTTAAGATTTCCATCGTGGTTCCCAAGAATAATGTATGTAGGCGCGATGGCCGCTAGATTACGGAAGAACTCAGAACACATCTCAACAAACTCAGGTGATATTTGAGTTTTTGTATGTGCGATATCTCCGCAATGTATAATGTAATCTACCTCTTGTTTTCGTAACTCTTCGTATAATTGGTCGAAAACAATCCGGTATTCGTAGTGATACTTCAAATTCTTGATATGAGTATCACTTATATGTGCAAACTTCACTATTCCTCCGTTAGTTTAACAGCATCCAAAAGAAGGCATTAAAGCCGTACCATGAAGTATAAATAAACACAGCTTTCACAAGCGTATCAACAGTAAAATTAAGCATAAGTGCCCCCTTATACATATACTATATCACCTTAAGGCAGCGCTGTCAAGTATTTCTTTAAAAGAAATTAGCTTTTTACAATGATGTTATGGTCATTGACGCCCAATCTATCTCAGCAAAATATGTATAGCTTCCGTCGCCTTCAATTATTCGAGTGTCTGTCCAAGCCAGAATTCCATCAAGATAAATATTGACTGTGACCTCATTACCGCCGTAGAAGTCAGGTGTTGAGCCTGTGTAGTCGTGAACCACAACAGTGTATACCCCACCAGTAACTGGATCTGCTATGTTGATGTTCTCTGGTCCCGTGCCCGGGATGTCATCTAAATCCAGAATGGGATTGTCTTCTGTGTAACCTGAAATACCCCAATCCATAGGAAACAAAAACTGTGCAGACTCAGTACAGTTTGAGTAGTAACAGTCTGTTCTAGTTTCAAGTGTTCCGCCGGGTGCAAGGAGGTGTAGATCCATGTCGTCTTGAAATTCAGACCAGAACATTTCAACCCATAGATTTTGATCAGGCACTGCTTCCAATGTAGTTTCACAAGGATCTGAAACTAAACCAGATTCATTGGTCACTATAAGTCTTGCTGTGTATTCTCCTGCTAGCACAGGAGTGAAAGGACCGCGATTGGCGCCACCAAAGGGCATTGTCACTGTTGATCCTTCGGGTGCTGATATTAGCTGCCAGTCGTATTGTTCTATTCTTTCACCGGCCGGGTCAAACGAGTCGTCGCCAATCCAAGTTGCGACCTCAAAGGGCGGTGAAATAGGATCGGGTGTGACATCACATATTGCAACAGGCACAGTGGGATCTGGTTCCTCTTCGGGTTCATCCTCTGGCTGCTCTTCGGGTTCATCAACACCCGTATCTATCGAAGGTAACTCTTCAGCATATGCTGTATCAATTTCAGGGAGTTCTGAACCTGGATCAACTGAACCAACGCCGCTAAGTTTGTAGTCTGAACACGACAGACTAAGAAGTGTAAACAGTAAGATTCTCATAAAGCCTCCATTTATTTGAGAGTATTTTTTGTTTCTTGGGCTTTTTTAAATGCTGAAAAGTCGGCATTTAATAATAAAATTGGTATTTGTTTACCGCTGGCATCGGCTGTTTGTCCAATCTTTTTAAATTTACCGTAACCAAACGAACCAAAATCTTGTATTTGTCTGTCCATGATTGAATTTAATTTTTCAGCATCCATCATACCATAATATTTCATCTTACCATCGATTCCGTATTTGCCTGTCGAAAAATCAGTGTAGGAAGAATCAATATTGTCATATGGAACATAATAAAAAACGCCACCCGTGGCCGGATCTCGAAGAGGCTGCCCATTATCGCCAGTTGCCATTACAAGATCTGCTTGGTATTTGCTTACAAAATTATCTGTGTCGCTAACCCGCTTCTTCTCGCCACTGTCAACTCCTAAGTCGGCGGTGCCGCGGTCAAGAGCACGCTGAACAAGTTTTTGCAACTCTTTATCTTTTAGCGCTTCAACAGCATCTCTAGCGTTTTCGGCATTTGCTAACTCTTGAGCGGCACCTGGTGTAACCCCTACATCATTAAGTACCTGTAAATCATTACCAATTTGACTCCCAAAGGCTGCAAGCGCAATAGGAAGAATAATCTTCATGTTGCTGCCAATCGCAGACTTGAGAGTATCTAAAACACTTTTTTCTAAAATTAAAATTTGCTCTTCGGACAAATCAAGTTGCATTTCAGTAATAACTGATCTGATTTCTTCTATAACAATCTTTTCAGATACTTCTTCTAATATAAGCTGTTTTAATTTTGATTCTGCTATGATCATAATTTATTACCGTGATACCAATTGAGGTGGTACATTTTTTGTATTCATCGAAAACTGCAACCGCTGTCCGCTTTGTGTATCAAAGACAAATGTTGTTTCCCCGCTTTTCGCGTCCGTATTTTGATTTTGAAGTCCATATTTGTTGAATACGTCCATACGTTTAAATTTATCATCGCCAGCGGCTTCAAGTTCTGCAGCTATTTTAGATAAAGAATCCTTGGCACTGTCGACATCTGTAGGTAAACTTTTGCTAGACTTTTTATCACCCATGTCAAACCTTGGATCATCATCCATATTAAATTTAGAATCGTCAAAGTCCGCGGACATTGAAGACAGCTCTTTATCAAGAGCGGCCCACTTATCAGCCATGGCAGGATTAGGCGCTAAAACTCCAGCAGCAGTTGTAACCAACATGCCTGCTGAAACCATTTTTTTAACCCAATTTGGCATTGCTTCTTGAAGTTGTATTTCTGTAAGCTGTATGTCGCTTGATAAAGCAGCTTCGACCTCTTCTCTGATAATCTGTTTTAATTGTGATTCAGTAATCTTCATGACGCTCTCCTACACTGCTGACAACAAATCTAGCAATAAATAGTTGTCTCTGTCGATAAAAGATGCATTTCTTTTTCGTTCGTCAAATACATCTTTTGGCATGGCGCCTACGTCCTCAAACCCTGAAATATTAATTTTGTATACTTCCACGTCGTAACGCAGTAGCATCTCAATAATCCTACGCTCTTTGTCAGCAGCATCGGGGTCAAGCGCGACGTAGACAGGGGTGTCGTTTCGTACAATCTCTCGTAATAATTTGGACCCTGACCGTAGGGTTGAACCCAATATAGGAACAGCATTTCCGGCGACCAATGCATCAAAAACTCCTTCAACAATAGTTAGATCTGAATTCCAGTCAATAAATAGCTCATTAAACACAATGTCCTTGGACACTCTCGGGTTTTTATATTTATATGAGTCACCCGAGTAAGACCTTGCAATAAAGTAGCTACAATCGCCATTGTGATTGAATGACGGTATAACAATTCTATTGCGATATTCTCCACTAAAACAAAAGCCAATCTTCCATCTCAATATATCTTGTTTGCTAACACCACGTTTCTGTAAATATTTCACTGCATATGTGGCCGTAGCTGGCATGTCTGTAGCACAAAGACTTATAAATTCATCCGGGAGTTGTACTTTCTCTTCGCTTCGCTCATGCTCGCGGTCCATAAATAAGTCAGCGAATCTTTCAAGATCGGGACGATCTGTAACTTGGTCCCATTTTTGTAATTGGATATAGGAACCAAAACGCCTAATAGCACGACGAATGCTACGACCGCGATAATCACAAATCCAACACTTAAAAGCATTTTTGGCCAAATTAATAGAGAATTTACGTTTGTGATGACCGCATGCCGGGCACGTGAAAAGTAATTCTTCGCCCTTGTCTGCGTAGTTCCCAAACGTTTCATGTAATACCTTTTTTGCTTCTTTCTTGTTCATAACCCCTCAAGTAATAATAACACAGGAAGCAAGTCGTGTCAAGAAAAAAATGCTCCCCTAAAAAGGGGAGCAATTAAATTACTTGATTTCTATCTTACGTACCACAGGTTCAGCATTTGTTGGTACTAATTTCGGAATTGTAATCGTCAATACGCCATTTTCGTGCTTTCCAATAATTCCATGCTGATCTAGATTATCGTCTAATCTAAAAGATCTAGCGAACGCTGATCGCTTGAGTTCTCGCTTCACATACTGTGAATCTTCAACCTCTTGTCTCTGGTTGCTAGCTCCCTTGATTGTCAAGACGCCGTCTACAATTTCGACGTCCACATTTTCTTTAGCAAGGCCCGGGATGGCCGCTTCGATCTCAACTTTATCATCAAAATTCAAAACATTGCATTTTGGGTACGAGCCTTGTATGAAAAAGTCGTTACCAAATTCTTGATGAAGTGTTGGAAACATATCACCAAGCATAGTGTTGAACAATTCGTCAAACGGTGTTAAGAATTCCCTTTTTGAAATATTGCGTGCGGGAAACGCAGGTCTGCGAATAATACTTGTCATTTTATTTCTCCTTTATCAATGATAGTATAAAGTTGCAAACAGGCGCATTGCTCTGCTTGCACTATAAATATAGCCTTAAATCGTTAAAATCAAAATAAATTCAAACTATTGTGCACTGAGTGCTTCGATAATTTGAGCTTTTGTTGACCGAGTATTAACAGGTAGTCCGCGAGATTTTGCAACTTGCAATAGTTCAGCCTTGCGCATAGACGCGTTCCAATCAGACATCACAATTTCTTGTTCAGGATAAGGATCTTGGTCAATAACCTCTGGTTCCTCAGTTATCTCTTCAACATCCATTGCAACTAACTCAATATCAAAAGTTAGGTGTTCACCAGCAAGAGGATGATTTAAATCCAATACAACTTCATCATCATCAAAATCCTCAATACTAGCTAAGAATTTTCCTTGCGGTCCGTTGCCTTGTACAGTACCACCGACTTCGAATTCAAAATCAGGCGGAAAGGCGCCGCGTGGCACAGCTTGTCTCGCGTCAGGGTCGCGATGGCCATATGCATCAGCGGGTTGTAAAGTGACCTGCTTTGTCTGCCCAATAGACATTCCTAGAATTGCATCCACAAATCCGGGAATCATATCAGTTACGCCCATTTGAAATTGCAACGGAACGCCGCGCAATCTCGAATTATCAAATTCAGTACCATCCTGCAAGGTACCTGTATAATGAACACTTACGTGGTGTCCCATTTGTACTTTCATTTTTTCTCCTATAGATGAAAAGTCATCAATGTTTATTATAACGTATTTTTTCAATACGTCAAGTCTTTAATTAGTATTTTTTAAATTATATCCTGCTAATGCAACAATAATAGCGTCAGCACGATCATATGATTCGGGCTTGGGGTTGCCATTTTTTGTATATTCTATCTTAAACGCAGGTTCATTGTCAAGTAAATGTTGCAAAACAACTTGTTTTGCCTTTTGTCCTCTTGGGACTTTAATACCAGCGGATTTTCTTGCTGAGCTAGCACCAATAAACTCTGGTCTTATTTCAAATAATTCATACACCAGCCACGATACAATACCATTAAATCGTGTAAGTGTGGATAATGTTTTGGCAGACGATTTGCCGCCCATAAACATATGCAAAGATTGTTCAATATATATGTGTTCTATGGGAAATGGCGAATTTCCTACATTAAGGGCTCCTTCGTTATCGCATTGATACATTTCGTACAAATCTAGCAAACGTTCTTTCATTGCAATGGTCTTATCAAATATGTTTTTATATTTTCTCAAGTCAATAGAGTCGTAATACACAATTTGTCCGTCTGCAACAACAGCAAAACCGGTAATACTTGTTGATATATCAATGCCCAAAATCATTATAATATTATACTATATATCCAATTTAATTTTAAACGAATATCCATCTTCTTCGTTTTTTAATATTGGGTTGGCTAAGGTTGCCAAACCGAGTAATTTTCTATTTTTATCATAAATAGCAATTCTTGAAATATAAACTTGTCTTTTATAATCTGCATCGTGCCCATGAAAGCTTGAACTTACAACATTCGCTATAAGTCTATCTGGGTTCTCTTCGTATATGAACGAACTAGTTGTAGATAAAATTTTATTTTGGCCCTGCTGTATGTAAGTTGGGTTATTAGAAATGTTAACCTTGCCTTTTGGAGCATGTGCAAACATTGTAATTACTTGGGTGTCTGTTTGTCCTCTAAATGAAATTTCAAAAGCTGCTCTGTTGAGGTTACCACCAGATGTAATTCCATCTTTGCAACCAGCGCCAAAATAAAGCCATCGTGGTGAACGATTTTCAAAAGCGCCTGACTCCTTGTACAATCTTATAGCTGGGGCGCCATCGCCTATAATCCAAGAACCTGTTAACATAATAAAGCCTTCGTTGTATAAAACAACGCCAGCAACAGAGCCAGAACCGGGACTACCATGGGGCCCTACTTGAATTAATTCACCGTTTTGTTTAACGTCTTGTAGCTCACCAATTAATGAGCCGGTATAATTCCATTTTAATGAGACACTGCCGGGATCAATTTTAGTGCCATAAAAGATTGATGGTATAGAAATTAAATTTATCGACTGATTATCTTTGTTCCAACCCGTGCGCTCTGGCAGCAAAACATTGCTAGAGTTATATCCAGCAGGTCTAGTGCTGGCTGTAATTGCGTAATGCTCGCTCATAGCATGAAGAAACTGTAGGCGATTACGCAAAGCAAAATATCTTGGGTTAACCGCTGGTCCTTTGTTTGGAAGAGTTTCACCAGTCTCTTCGTTGTATATTGTATCTCTCTGCGAAGCTGTGTGAAAATAATCTCTCGATATAGAGGCAGATAATGGGTAGTGATGTGTCATAATATCACCAAAAACAAAATCTGACGAGTATGCGGTTGAGCTTACCGTAGAAAAAGCGGCACCGGCAGATTGCTTTGTGATAAAAGGGTATATACTTTTAGCTGGAGTAAAGGGATTGCCCGGTTCTCCCGCAATCCCCTGATCTATAATTCTATCAATATTATACTCAAAAAGGCTAATGTGTCCGGGAGGAACAACTCTAACATAAGTCGCTCTAGAACCCGATAAAGGAGGTTCGTCATTATAAAAAACATCGCCATTATAGATAAGAAATTTTACGCGAGGGAAAGCCCTCATCGTATTTTGTATAATATCTTTTTCGCCAAACTTTTTGAGGGACATCCCGACCCCCTAATAATCCAGTCTCACGCGAAGAGTCAATTCGTTTGTAGGATCTTTACGTAATGGTTCTGACAGCTTTGCGGTTGCTAATAGTTCGCCAGCGGTGTTGTACATACCAATAGTTGTAATATATGCTATTGGGCTATCACTTGCAATGTTTTTAACGCGGATTTGGGCTCCGCTAAGATACGTTGGATTAGTACTGTAATTATAACGATTCCAAGGAACACGGCAGAAATAAATGTTAGAATTAATTTCAGTTGTGTTGTTGAAAGAAATGCTGCATATTCTGTGTCTAAGTGCATTACATGAAGCTGTTATTGCACTGCCAGTAAAACAACCTTGGACGTACTTTTGATTAGCACCCAAATCACCTACTTGATCCGAGAAGCACTCGGTACCACGTGGTGTCGAGTTGCCGGCGCTTTGTGACGCATATTGAAAAATAGATGAACTAAGAACTACAACACCTGCTTGGTAGAAAATATTACCACAGCGGCCGCCAGTAATTCCATCCCTCTCTTTCATCAAAGTAGCTAAAGGTCCATCTTCCACGCGAAGCAATCCCATGTCTCCACCTAAGTGTGTAACAGTGCCTCCATTGTCGGATGCACTTGAATCAGTGATAGTGACTGTCGCACCGGCATTATAGGCATCTTGGAAGGAACCAGTAGCAATTGTAATGCTAAACGTACCTTTCTTAATTTGATCCTTAGTTAAAAGTCTTGAGAAATTAATGAAAAATACTTCTTTCATTGGGCGTTTTGCTGTAATGTCTTTTTGAATGTCAGGCTCAAATTTATGAATTCCGTCTGCTTGTGAAGACTCGTACCCCATGAGAGTTTGAGCCATCATGTTATACATATTGATTTTTTTCGCATTTTGGACTGCAGCTGAAGATGAAAAAGATGATTCTTCGTCGTATCCAACAGCAATATCAAAAAGATGATTAGCTGAAGAACTTAAATATGGGTAGTCGTACACAGCTTGAAACTGTCCGTGACTAAAATTTTTAATGTTTTCTTCGATATAAGAACCGGTCGCAAACTTATATATTGTGCCAGTTAGCGGGATAGCTTCGTGCAGCAATGTTTTTGTTGAAACAATATCCTTATTTAAATTAAAGGGTTGAAATTGATTAGGCATTTAAATTCTCCATTTTATACTACTTTCCTAATAAACCGGATCGGGACCTGCAATTGAACACCAGACGTTTTTCCAACGATATACACAATAGTATCTATATAATCGTATGTATTTCCGTCACCAAATAGATTTTGTCCCGTTTTTCCATAAAGTGCATATTTTGCTGATTTTGATCTAATATCCGAAATAGGTATAAACATAACCATTGAGATGACGCCCGGAGGTCCGTTAATTACTGAAAAGTCTAGAAAATCTACATTTTCATTTTCATCAGAGGCTATTTGAGATACCTTAGACGGGATAATTGCTGTTTTATAATGTTTTAATCCCATACGATTACCAGATGCTACAACTGCTGAACTGGCCGGCTGTAATTCAAGCTTAGCTGTACCATTAGTAAGACTCCAGGTTGACGTTGATGGATCTAGTGTGCGGACACGGGTACAAAATCTTGTATCAACATTTACATCAAAGTTTGAATCAATAAGATTGTTGGCTTCAACAAAATTAGCTTGATTGGATAAGTCTACTGTGCGTGGTGGATTAGCATTTGACGAACTAATACCTGTTTCAATGTGGATGGCCTGCGCGTTACTAAAGCCACGTTGGTAAAATTGTCCTCCACCTTTTCCATTCAAAGAAAAAGCTTTTTTCAAAGCAGTAGAGGTTGTTGAGTTAACAGAAACGTAGTATACAGAACCAGTTGATTGCAGTACTCCTACACCAGAAGTAGTTATTGATTTATCTAAAATTCTAGCTGTTGGCATATATAGTAGGTTTAAATTACCATTAAAGCTAGCAAGTCCGTAATTGATGTTAGCGTTTGATGTTGCAAATGCTTCCAAAATAGGTGTTTGCAAAATTTCTAGATCGTAATATGCCGAGCCAGAAGGGTGATCTTTGTTATACAAGCGATAATCAATCTCGTCATCGCCTAGTGCAAATTGTGTAATCCTGAATGTTCCTTCTGACATCCTTTTGCGCCCAACATCAGTCAATACTGCATCAAGAATGATGTCTCCGCTGTTATCTAAAAAAGCCATTTATTTCCTCTCTCCTTCATAAATAGTTTAAAAATGTTTATTCGCCGCGATTATATTCGCGCTTCAAATTATAAGTAATATTCACATCTAATTTTTTACCTGTTTTCTTTGACGTCAATCTTAGTTTAAATTTTTTATTCCATATTGGGCTGTCGGCTAAACCGATTTTTAGTTTATTAAGCACTTTGCTAGAGCTATCTGAAGTTTTGTAAGAACTTTCATCAATAACAAGATGTTGGTAGCTTGGCCTTATATCTAATATTTTTTTAAATGAATCTCTAGTTTTTGCCGATTTTCTTTTTTCTGCAGCTGTTGCAAAATTATATATATCAAATATTGGATAATTATATCCTCCGTCATCTACCAACGTAGCCTTATGAATTACAGAGGGTCGACCCGGGTTGCCATGTTCGTTTACAAATCTAAACACGTAATAATAATCTTTATTAGTTTCTATCTTATCATAACAAATGTATTCTTTTAAGGTGTGTTGACTATTTTCTATCTTTAAATCAACAGTTTTTATCAATTTGCCATCAAAATCTGAAAACTTTTGTGGAGGTTTGTCTGTTCTATACACTTGTAAAAATCTTGGATACGATATAGAGCCTTTATCTATTGGTGTTTTTGGCAAAAGATTATTAGAAAACATATAATCTTTTCTATAGTTATCATCAGCTTCACTAATAGCAGGTGGGAATTGTTTATTATCTGTAGCAGTATATTCGATATCATACCCAATGCGGTTTGAACCATCTTCAACGGGAAACGGGAGCGCTTGGGCTGTGTTTGGTGGCGCATCTAATATTTTAATTGTTTTTGACGTCAAGGGCATTTCTACAACTTTGATTGACGGTTGTACTGTTACATTAAAATCTGCAAGGTATTTATTTACATTTGCAAGCTGAGAGGTAGTCATAAAATCATTGTTAACCGCAACATCTCCACTTCCTTCTCCTTTGTAAAGGGCTGGTCTTGTTTCACCAGTTAAAGGATCGTAAAACTCTAAACAGTATAATGGCTTTTGGGCGCCGTCTTCTCCTTCATCAAGTTTTGCAATAACTCTGGTTATTCTATGGTCAGATAATTCATACCTTGAGCCAGCAGTGACAACATATGCATAAACTTTATATGTGTATTCTTCTCCATATTTAACTTGGGTATCACAAAAATCAAAATCTTTTTGCTTAGAAGAATCTGGTGTTCTGTTAGTTAATGCATTACAATTGGAAAACCAAAAATTTTGTATCACGCGTTGTGTGTTAGAATCACCAGTGGGAGGTCCGCCAATTTTTTCAACTCTATACGCAATTGTTTCGGTGTATTTTCCGGCAGAAGTATCATCATGAAATGGTTCTTTAATTTCGTTTAAATATTTTGATTCATCAGCAAAATCAAGAAAATCAAGCAATACTTTGGTGGCACTGCGATTATTGTGAAATCTATAGTTTCCATCGGTGTCATACGCAGATTGACGGGGCAGAGAACTTTGTCGGCCCATAAAGCACCAATCTGATTTTGTGTTTATATACCTAAGTCTAGCTTCATTTAGCATCACGCCTAAATCAGCTAAACGTACGTCAACCGTTCCAACTTTATTTATGTTTCTTCTTTTAATTCTTTCTCCAAATTGTGCGACAAATTGGTTTTCATCTGGTTGGAAATAAGTTGGATTAGTGCCAAAAACTTCTTTAAGAGCTACTAAAAGTTTGCCACTAAAATTATTTTGTCGAAAGGACTCGCAAAAATAACCTGTCTTAGATGCTTCAAAACTAATTTTTGCATAATATGGAAATAAACTTTTATTTGGTATCGCAGTTTGAAACACGGTAGCCATTGCATGTGCATCAAATAAAATATTATTTGATTTTTCCATAATTGCCTGCTCATCTTCAAATCGTAAAGGGTTTTTTGGAACATCAAAATTAAGATATTTTCTCATACGATGACGACGGTTTTTATTAAATTGTCTTTTTTCTCTAATACTAAAATTTTCTTCATTTTCAAAATCAGTTTCATCTTTTAATAAATCCGACCATTCGCTTTTTGGTAATTTATATCTTGAAACTGCATTTATATCTTCTTGTTTAAAGAAGCGCTTCAGCCGTACTTCTTCTATGTCGTCAGCCTCGCTAAACATTTGTAATGTATAAAGGTTGGGTATTAATTTTTCATCAGGCAGATTCCCAGCATATCTTTCGTACTTTTTCATAAAACGATTATATTCATAACCAACGTTGATTTCATCCATAATTGGTATTTGTTTGAATCTTTGTTTTAATTCTTCTACTTCTAAAGATGTATATGGCATTTCATATTTATACCAATGATCAAAATACTCAGCATCCATAAACATTCCATCATACTCAGTATCCATGTAAACTCCGCCATTAATAAAAGCATCCCATTGCATATCATTTTCAATTTTATCAGCGTCACCATAAATACGCCCTGAATATCTTATAACAGGCACTGCATTGGCAGAATCATAGCGAATTGCATCCAGCGTTCCCACATTAGCAGTAGCTAAAGATGCCACATTCCTAATTAATGCATTTGAAGTTGGGTCTTTCGGGGGCTGGTACGTGTCCTTACTTTTGTTAGCTTTATTTATATCTTGATTTTTTAGAATTCTTTTTTGGCGGCTTTTATCCGTTTCTCTAACAAGATAAGTACCGTATCGATTTCTTGGGTGTGGATCCTTCGTTACAACTAAACCAGCGCCGATTGTTGTTCTAAAAGTATCGACCGAGCCAGACATTAAGGTTGGATCAAATATCTTAACCAATTTTGATCTAAATTCACTCATTTTGGTTAATACTTCCCACCTTTTGTATACATTGATTTCATGTAGTTATCAGATTTGCTTATTGAGCCTTGTCTAATTCTCATTGAGCTATTAGATACTGCTTGAGCTTTTTGAGATTTCATCATTTGCGGTGCACCAATACTGCGAGATACAGAACTGCGTGAGCCGGCTTGAATTTTGAACATGTTAGATTTTTGCGTAAGTCCACTAAAACCCTGAGCGGCGCTTTTTTGTAAATTTCCAACGACTGGTGATTTTGAAATTTTCATAGAGCTTCCTCCTGTCATCATAACACTACGTTGGGATGCCATTGGTGCACCGCGCAAAGTAAAAGATGACATGCGAGATGCTTGTGGAGCAGCTTTTTTAACTGACATACCTTGGCCGAGCATTTTTGTAAATGCACTCTGCGATCCTTGTCCGCGACCGGGCATTTTCAATCCTGGGGCTCCCATTTGGGCGCCCATTCTAAACCCGTCTGGACCCACTTTAAATCCGCCGGGTGCTGCAGTAAGTTTTGTTTTTGCAGCTATTAGTCTAGTTTGAGGCCCTTGTCCATACTTAAAAAGATCTAGTTTTGACGATGCTGCCATGTTAAGAATGGTAGCTGGGGTGCTACTCAAAGCACTAAAAGGATCTATAGCACTTGATCTAAATGCTCTAGTTGGAATTCTTTTTGGGCGACCGAAAACACCGTATGCATTAAGTTCTGCAAGTTTTCGAGCTTCTCCAACACTATTAGCTACAATACTAGCAGCAGCATCTGACAAATTAGTCGCAACAATTTCAGAATTATTAAGAGGGCGATTTTTAATATGACTAAAGCTTTCCACACTTCTAACACGGGTGGACAACATTTGCTCAGCAAATGTCATAAAAGCGGTGTTAATGATTGTCTGATGGCGTCTGGGGTGAATTATGCAACCAAATTGAGATGTTAACATAGTAGCTTCGTTGTTGGAGTATATAACCTCATATTTATCTTTACGAATTTCTGTGCCCCCATTAGCTAAACGATCTTTACGATATCTTTCGTATAAACCATTGTAGGCTTTTTGATCAATTTTTGCAGATGATTCTGGAATAGTAAATCTTCTAACTTTTTGATCTGGACGTCCAGTAACATCTTTTGGCTCAAGCAACTCTGGTGGCTGGTTCCATTCATCGGGAATAACAACCTCAAACTGTTTCTCTGGTACATTATCACGGTTGCCCAATTGCGGAGTCTTTGATTTTACCTGGGGATCGCTTTTGACTGCGGTGCCGCGATTGATCGAGGGCGTCGTTCCGGACGTCGATGCCCTTTTGGCCGCCTTGGCTTCGGCATCGCCGCCGCTGCTACGGGTAGAAATGGCGCCTTTGGCTGCTTTTGCTGACGCGCCTCCGCCACTGACTCCTGCTATATCATCATCGGGGTGACATGCTCCTGCGAGGAACGTCGAACCCGGCGGGCAAAAACAACCGCAATGTCCAGCTGGACATTTATAATATGTTTTAGCTGGTTCTGATGCACACGGATCTATCGCAGAGGCTAGCGCGTCATCCAGCAAGCTGACGGCGCCGCCGCTGTAGCTGCTTTTTTTAGTAGCAGTAGAACTACTAGAACTACTACTGCGGCCCGTTCCAAAAGACGTAGAGCCTCCAAAACCACCAGCAGCCATACCAGCACCAAACCCCATTAGAAACCTCCTAAAGTAAATGTAAATGGCTTAAAACTCATTGAACTCAAAGCATCCGATTCTGTTCTAGAAACTCCTGTTTTTTTCGTGGCAGTTTTAGTTCCAGAACTAGAAGAACTAGAGCCTCCGGAATAAGTTGATGTTATTCCTGTTTTTGCGCCGGCGCCGAGACTTGCAACAGGATCGCCCTTACTTACAGTTTTTGAGCTACTACCGGGCGATTTTGATGTTTTTGTTCCGCCATGTGTAGAACCAGCTGAACCCTCCGAGGGATCCCATATTTGTTTGCCACCGGGGCCCATCAATCGCGGATCATCACTGGAAACCCGTTCGGCATCTTCAAAGCCATCATTTTCCAATTTGTCTCTTACAACTGGATTTTCTCTTGGTGGTGTTTTTCTTGGGGCCGGCGGCGTATAAGTTTTAGCCGGTGGCGCGTCTTTTAAGCCGGCTATAATTAATTCTTCTTCGGATAATATGGCGGATTTGGTGCCGGGTTTGTTCATCATTACCACCTCAAAAGGCATACAGTATTCAACACCATCAGAAGTTGTTATTAATATGTTTTTATTTAAATCACATTCATAATTTACTGTAAATTGATCTGCCCCGTTGCTTGTGTTGCTAACCATAATAGCAACATCGCCAGAAGGTATATACGAAATTTGCCTATCGTCCCTATCAGACGATAGTAGATCGTCACTATTTTCTCTCAATAAAACTATGCCATTCTTACTTGCTAACGCTTGCTTATATGCCTCTTCGAGTCCATACAATTTCTGTTTAGTTACATCACAAAATAACAATTTTTGACCGCTATCAAAACCACATGCAAAATCAGTTTGATCCCTACCTTGTTTTGAATCACTAATTAATTCATACATTGGAGGTTCATCATCCAAAACTACTCGTTTGTTTGGTGGATCTGCTGGTGGATCTTTTTTGGTATTATTTATTAAAGACTGCCAGCCTTGCATTTCAGCTGCATCTTCTTTGGTAATTTTTGCTAAATCACCTGATTTAGCTTCGTTAATTGCTGATTGTTTAGCTGGCATTGCAAAATCTCACTATACTATAAAACTAAATTTTTATTACTTCATCTTCATCAAAATCAAAATTTAAATTTGGATTGGAAAAGTCCTTAAACTCAAGATTAGAATTATCAACTGTTGGATTGGCAACAAACTGTTGAGTAATTTTAAAAACCGGCAACATCGCGTCAGATTTTAAGGTGAATTGAAGCTCATTAAGTTCTTGCACAATGTCAATTAAATTTGATGTTTCTGCTGTTTTTAATTTTTGTTGTCTTAAATAAACTTCTTTAAGCTCTTCTTGTGGCTGGGGCTCAAACAATGTATTTTTACTAAAATTTTGAAACATTACTGTGGCCGGGATCATCGGAGCTTTTGAAAATTGTTTTTTGACGCTTTTGATATCGGTGATGTTGGGATTAGGAATAACAGTGTTATCGGTTTCAGTCATTTTTAAAGAATAACCAGTTTTTAATTTAATTTTTGTTCCGATATCATGTTCTTTGGAAACGGTATCTTTACTAATTTCAGTCACCACACCAGCACCGATAGAAGACATAATCGTCCTAGACATCTCTTTCATACTCATATTTTTATCGGCTTGTGCAATTTGTCCAGATTTATTAAGACTATTAATTACTTTACCGATTTTGTTCATACGACCATCAGGTTCAACTGAGCAAAGTTTATCGCCTACGCGAGCGCGCTTTTTTAGTATTGGTACGGGACTTTTACCAATCCTTTTAACTTCCGCTAATTGCAGTGGTGTTATTTGTCTAGGCATTTTTATTGTTCCTTTGAAGTAAATATAATAAACTTATATTTTTTGTAATTTTTAGCGTATTTCCTACCCTTTATACCGCCCTGATGCTTTAATTACTGATTTTAACGCTGAAGTACTTGTTGATTCCAGTTGCCAAGTTCCATTGCTCATCATACTGTAGCAGCGGCACTTTTTGCTATTCTTCTTGAAGAGCTTGCCGCAGCAACAATCTTTTTTGCGTCTGCGCATGGCTCGATCTGATGGTGTTCCATATCTAGATTTATTATATTTCTCATACTTATTGCCATTTGTATAAACCCAATAATATCCAGCAGGATCAGAGCCGGCAGGGTTCATGTATCGCACGTACCTGCAATCTAACTTGTTTTTATTATGGTACTCTTTATTCTTCTTTATGTACCCCGCTTCGTAGCTGGCTTGGTCATCTGAAATTGAATCCGAAGATGATGCCGCGGAGTCGTTCGCTGAGCTTTTGGCTGCTTTTTGCTCGGTGGCGCTGGGTTTGTCGCTGCCGCCCACATCAATCACTATAAGATCATTGTTGTAGGTCGTCCCAGTCGACCCGAATGATTGTTCCTTTTCTAGTGTGTGTGTCGGTTGACACTTGCCGTTTTCGTCTTCTGCTGTTAAAGATGGGCATACACAAATGCCATCTTTAACTATTTTACCGCTACACTTTTTAGCGCCCGGAAGGGCCATCTGCATAAATGGGTTGCCACACTGGAAAGCGGTGGTTGGGCAACCGCCTTCAAACGCAGGATCAATTTCTTTTTCCATGGGGGGCAATGAAGCACGGAATATGGCGTCATTATATTCTTGCTCGGCATCGCGATAGCGTGTTCTTTCATCGTTAATAAGCGACAAAAATTCGTTTCTATCATCAACCACAAAAGAGCTTCTAACATATGACTCATGTGTCGCTCTATAATTTCTCTGATAAATAACAGGATTGAAAATACCATTTTTACCATTACCGTCCAATTCGCTTGAAGTTTTTTGTAAATACCTACCAATTTTTGAGTTGGGTCCATAAAAATCATCAAATGTTTCTTGTAAAATATTCCAAAAAGCTTCAACTTGATCAAGATCTCCAGTATCTGGGGATATTCTTTGCAACAAATCTCTTGCTTCAAGCAATTGATCTGAAGTATTTCCATTAAATCTGTCTGTCAAAAATTCCATGTGTCTAACATACATGCACACAGAGTAAACCCATGGAGCGCGGGTTGGATCATCGGCATATCTTTGATTTATGGCAGTTTGGAAAAAGTCGTTAAAACGATTATCTATGTTATTATAGCTACAAAATTGTCTTGCCAAGTCCACATACTCTTCTTTAAATATCATCATATTGTCATAGAAATTTTGTATTATTGCCAAGACACATTGTCTGGTACCATCAGCAATATCAATCTCCACATCATATTTATCATAAACTTTATCTTCATACTTATCCAACGTTGCTTGTTGATCAATATTTTGAAACTCAAAAGCCATAAGCCTATATCGATTGTTAATATAGTTTGCGTTTATATCTTCACCATAAATATAAGATAAATCAACACCAACTTTATCATTGAGAAGATTTTCGTTTACTACATGAAGTGATCTCTGAGCTAGGTAAGAATTAATAACGATTGAGGGTGTTGAAGATTTTTTCGACTTATCATTACGGTTGAGTGCGGCGGAGGCTCTTCCAATATTTCCCGGTCCGCTACCTTTACCAAAAAGACCTATTCCTTTTCCGCCCCCACCAGAACTAAGTTTGTTTCCAGCGCTGAATAAAGTTGTCCCTCTTAGGCGATCGCTTGGTTTTGAAAAAGTCTCAGGGGGATTTTTTTGTGCAATTTCAATTTTTTCAGGAAATTCTTGATGAGGGGCGCCATTTTCATAAGTTGTACCATGTCTATAGATTTCGCCATGAGCATTTGGATGCGCGCCGCCGGGATGGTATTCGTTTGTTCCAGTCCGTTTTGGGTCAGTCCAACTCAGTGGCGTCACAAATGTCATTATTGGATGTTTGTGAGTTTGGTTTAATTTTGGTGATGGATCGTACTTATGTAGCCTTACTTGTAAAGGTTGATAGTAAGCTTGCACAAAAGGCATTCCAAAAAAATCAATAATCCTATCAACATCAAATATATTTGCTACATACGAATTTTTTCTTATAGCTGTGTCATAATCAAACAGAAAATAACCAAAAGTAACATTATACTCTTCCATTGCAAAATAATTATCGTTTAATAAACCTTGATATTCTGGATCATCTAGTGACCAAACCTTACCATTTGGCAACATCATAAGTAGTAAATCGTCATCATCATAAGATGTAAATTCATCAGCACCTAATCCATCTATATAGCTTTCAAATCTGGTGTCTGCGGCCACATCATAATCAGCAAACGATACTCTACTTGATGGTTGATTGGTAGTAACTATTTTACGGTCTAAGAAAAAATTCTTTAGTAAATCAGAACCTTTTGACATTTGTTGTGCGACAACTTTAGGATCTGGTAAATCATAAAGATTTTCTTTTTGTCTTCGATCAATTATTTTAGAGTTTGCTATCAAATTTTTGGCAACTTGTGGTTGTCGTTCTATAACAGCATTTGCGCGTGTTAGCAATGTTCCTAAATCTTCATAAAGCTGACCGGTGAATGTGCCTGTACTTCTTTCTGGCATAATACGGCGTGCTTTTTGTATTTCTGGCAAAATAGTAATAGAATTACTTGTAGCCATGGCAAACTTAATCGAGTTAATAGATTCCATCAAGGGGCCTGGTCGGGGAGATGCGGCATTCTCTGCGAGTGCTTCTGGCTGATATGAGTCCAAAACTGCATTAAATTTTTGGATGATTTCAGGTCTTAAGTCAGGAACAGATTTATGGTGGGTGCCATTAATACTTTGCATAGGAACATCGTTATATAACTCGTTATTAATATCAAAAAATTTAGTTTGTACTTGATTAGGAACAGTAAACGTAGGACTCTGGAAGTTTCCATCAGAAATTAGTAACCTTTCGTACGCAATGTCTGAAAAATACAGAGCATTTGCTCGACTTGTTGTCATTCTATTGCGATTTTTAGGATTAAACAATTGACTTATTGGCTCTATACTACTAAACGCCAGTAAAGACAAGTCGCCGGCGGCGCCAGCAGACTTGTAACCGCTAAAAGGATAAAGCATGTCGTGTACTTTTTCTTTTACAATGCCAGAAACTTTAACTACTCTAGTCTCACCGTCAGTTGTAAAGTTAGAATATTCTTTTTTCAGCATTTTTTCTCGCAATTGCTTTTCATCAATATCAACGATTATAGAATCGCTATCTTTATCAATAGATTTTAAAACATCAAACAACAGGGAGCTATCGTAAGTTAGCATCTCTACAACATCAAATGGATTGGAAAGGGTATTTAATTTTGCAATTGGTAATCCAAAACTTTTATAATCCAAAATGTCTGGGTTGTCGTCTTGTTTAATTTTATTGATGACGCCGGCTTGTTCGCCTATATATGAAGGTGTTCTTGCTAGAAGCATATAAAAATGATAGCTTGACAATGTTTCAGATATTATTGCCATATTTTCTTCAAGTTTTTTATCTTGAATTTCTGGTGGCATGTTAAATAAAAATGAATAATGTATTTCAACCGTTATCATCTGATCGCCTTGATCGTCAATATAAACCCTATCAATATAAGGGACCGGATAATATTCACCGAAATTTTTCTGTAAATTTCCTTCTAAAATTAATCTTGACATATTTCAGGTACTCCTGCGTTTTCTCCATAAATATCGCCAGCGCCGGCGCCGGGTTGACTTGATAATGAATCTGAGGCAGCGTTGTCGCCCGCACTTGCAACACCATAAATGTCAACATTTACATTAGTGCTATCCGAATGAGTGCAATCAAAATCAAGATCAACATAAAACGATTCTTTATTAAACATTGTTGCACCGCGACAAGCAACTGTTCTGTCAACTTCTTTATCTTTAAGCATATCAAAATAATATTCAACAGACTGAGTTGTTTGATCTTCGGGGTTGACTTGGTGACGTGGTATTTTTTCGGACATCATTAAACCATCAATAATTTGTGGTTCTTTTTTATTGTAATATTTTCTTTTTAAAAATTTTATTACAAGGGGTTCACCATCTATAAGCTTCTTATCTTTAGGTTCATGTTCTGCATATTCAAAAACTTCAATATCAAAATTTTCAGTTAATAGCTGCGTATTAACTTCTTCAAAATATAAAACTGGACTAGTTCTTTCCAAATAAACAACTTTATTATCTTCCAAAGGGCTTGTTACTAATTGAACATCTAGAGGATCTTGCGATTTAAAAACCTTATTGTTGTTATATTCATCAGCATCCATCACTTTTAACACATAACTAGAGCTAATGTTAATCTGCGGTATTCTGTTTTCGTTTTTGAAATCCATAAAATGTGACGAACTTATTTGCCCTTGTAATGTCACAACTTTCCACGATGGTGCGACCCTAGATTCACCTAACAAAAACGCATCTCCCAATATTTGATCAAAACGATAGAATTCAGTACTTTGCACTTCTTCTCTTGGCCTTACATCACCGGGCTTAAATTCCATCTCATCAATTGCATCATCTAATCCATAATCTTCCAAATCTTGAAATAACACAAGCCCTTCGAGATATTGTGTATCTTCTTTGATTCTTTTTCTAGCAGAGCTTTGAGTCTCAGATATGCCGGCATAAGCAGCATCATAGATAATATTGTCATCTAAAAAAGCATAATATTCTGGCTTAAAAGTGCCAGCACCAAGAAGATATTTACCATGGGAGGTAAGCTTTAATTCAATAACTTCTTCTTTTTTGTCTAATAATCTAGCCATCAGTATTAATTAGCCTCTCTAGATATTTTTAAATTCATTACTTCTTACCGCCTTGATTGCCGCCGCCTTGGTTTGAACCTCCTGACTTGTTAAAGCTGTCACCGAATAAGCCAGTTGAAAAACTTGGCATAGAAAATTTAACTCCTGTAGGTTGTTTAATTGGATCCTTGGGTTCAGGATTTGTGGATATATCTTCTCCAGATTCGTTTAAATTCAAACGTTCTAGAGCATCATTGACGGCGATTTGCGGTGTTATTCCCACAGAAATTTGTTTAGCTATTAATTTTGGATCTGGTAATTCTTCGTTGTCTTTTTCGTAAGGTTTAGATTGTTTTTCATCGATTTCTTCCATAATAAGGTTTGTTGTTTTAACAACCTTGTCATCATATAAGACTTCAATCTCAACTTTTACACCTTCGACAATTGAAAGATAATCGTATGGCCAGTTATACTGTAGTTCATAGGTGTTTTCTCTAATAACACCATTTCCATCTGTATCGTCTAAAACGTTTTCAGAAAAATCTAGATTATATTGCAAACTTTTACTAGCGATATCTTCTAATGTGTTGGCTGTCTTTTGTTGGGCGCCCACCTGTGTTGCAACGTGCGAGAAATAATCACCAGTAGCTTTTTGTTTAACTTTGAAAAACATCCATTGTACATCTTTATCTAAAAGTTCTTGTGCATCTAGCAACTCAGTGTTGTTTAGTTCATGAGCAATAGAAGACTCTTGAAAACTTACCTTTTTGTAATTTCGTGGCGCTATGTTTTGCCAAATATACGACAAATCATCTTTATCAAGCTTATAGTGAAAATCAAAAATGTACATGGCAATTGGCGGTGCAGCTGGGTTTCTTAAGAAATCAAATTGTGGAGGTAAAATGTATTTCTTCATTTTTCTCACCAATCTTCTAATTGACTCACCAGCAACATCTAGAGACTGCCCAGTATCAGTTTGAGAATTTGCCGCTAGAGCCGCAGCTACTCGGAATGGCTCAATTCCAAAAAATTCTTTTCTAGTTCTATTGCTTTGAACGTTAGCTTGAGAAGCGTTTCCAACTAAAACATTTCTATATGGAATTCCAACGACAGCTTCGCGAATAACTTTGTATCTTGCTATTTCACCGAGTCTTACTGGTGTCTTTTTAAATTGGAAAACGTCCGCAAGTGATTTCATATCAGAATGTATATTAGCGCCGTTAGCATCAACATCATTGCCGTTGTATAATGAGCTTGTTTGACGGACCATATAATGGTATTTCAGCCAGTTTTTCGGAATATCAGACATTTCCATAAAAATGCCGCGGTTTTTGTCAGGCTCTAAATACCCAAATTGATGCCACATACCGTGAGGCACAGAAGCGCTGGCGAAGAGAGGCACCGATCCTTCACTGAGTGCGCCTATGTGAGATGCGGGTCTGTACCTAGAGTTAAAGTTAAGCATTGGTGTTTCAAATTTTGGCTTAATGACCCATCTTGTTGCTTTAGTTTCGTTGCGCTTCGCATTAGGGTTTCCAAACTGATCTGTTTCCAAGAAACTTTCTTTTCGAATTCCAAAAACATTCAAACTAGCAGACACTTGCATTGCACTAGCATTAACGTTGCGACCATCATAGATGCACTGTTCCCTGTGAGAACTACTGATATATGCGGGGGTACCGGTGTGGCCGTGTCCATCTTTACTGATTACAGGTCCGGGATCAACTCGCCAACATTGATGTTCTACTTCTTCTAAAACTTCTTCTAACGTATATTGTGTTTTGTTTGGCCTGAACACCAAATCCATCCAAGCCTCACCGTGATAATATGGAGGCGTATAAGCCCAGTTGTATCCTTCAAGCGAATCTTTGATTCCGTACATGGAAGCTGAGGCAGCGCGGTGCGCATTTGTAAGCACTCTACCGGACACTGGGGGTCCAAATGCGGACGGTCTACTGTACATAGTGTAAGATTCTCTTGTGATATCTCCATTTTGAGCAACGTTGTTAGCACCAAGAGAACCTGTAAATTTTTGAGCTATGTATGGGTGTATGGGATCTTGTGGTAATTCGTAGCCGGCGCCGGATACAAACGCTTGGATACGCGTATCGAAAAAGCGACCTCCAAGCGGGGAATAGGCGCCATTAGGATATGTACTTCCCCATGCATCGCGATCGAAAGAATAGTAACGCCGTGTAGCGCCAGCAATAGGCGTGGTGCCTTGTTCGTTGTCACCTGTGTCGCCGGCGCCACCGGTGGTATTAATATCTTGAATTGATTGGAAGGTACCGAGAGATCTTTTAAGCCTCAAGCGAGCGCCATATACTGTTCCTGATTTAAATGTAATAATATTGTCATCAACTCTACCAGAAACTAATTCCGTGTAGGTTCTACCTCTTAAGAAAAAGTTAGCTGTTTCTCCAAAAAAGTTTCTTGCCATTAATGTGTAAAAGCTGTCGTTATTATTAGATACTAGTGAGGCACTGAAATCAACAGTTGCAGATGGGTGAGGTTCTAAATCGGCAAAATCTTCTCCAAGCATTGAGCCTTCTGGGGCCAAAATTGTTTCAAAAGGTAACCGAGTGTCCCAGAATGGTGTGCCGGATTCCCATGGCGCATTACTCTGTGCTGGTTCAAGCACTGATGCTGTACAGTGAATCATATATGTGTGCAGGTCAACTGCGGACTCCATTCCAGCATATTCATCAAAATTGCTAATTCTTGCGTAGTCCTTGGCGTTTCCTTTATATAATGAGCCAAAAATAGCAGGCCAGTCAACAGCCATACCAGATTTAATTGAATTAAATAAAATTCCAGGCATAAATAAAGGTTGATATACGGGACGCGCATTACCAAACAGTGCGCCGGCTGGTAGCCAGTCTGTACCGTCGTGTTTACCTTTTGTTCTTTTTGTTTGTATTGAATTGTTGTAGGAGCTACTAAATTGTCTAACCAAGTCAATTGTTCTTTGTGCTGGATAAAAACCCTTGTATGGATTCCACTTCTTCACCGCTTTCACAGAAATTTTTATTTCTTTAGCGGTTAAGTTAGTTTTAAGACCTTGCTGCCTAAAAAATTGCATTTTTGAAGAATCCATATATTGTTCAAAGAATGCGCCTGTTACACTAGTAATGCCAGTGCCCGGAAGCGTAAATGTATCAAATTTGTCATTATCATCAATATCAAATTTATTATATTCAACAATATTATCACTTATTCTAAATTCAGGAATTACGACATAATCTTTAGCTATGTATCTTAAATCTAGTCTAAAATCTTCGTAATTATCATACCACGGCTTAGATGGTTTTGAAATGAATGTGAAAGCTTTACCTGATTTTCTTAAAATACCAGCTTGTTCGCCAGCTTCCCACAAGGCTTCACCGCCGTTAACAAACACACTTTGCGTCAGCAACATTCCAAGATTTGCGGCGCCTCTGTATAAAGAAGTACCGATGCCAGTGACACCTAATGTTCCAGTAGTTTTAATTTCCATACCTGTTGGGTTTCCTACTGATAGAAACGGACTCAGCATGTGTTTTCTAGCATACAGGGCACCGACGTTAAGAAAAGAAAACTGTCCGTCGTACTTAGAGCCTCTTCCGCCGCGGGTAGCATCGTGAGCAAAGTGAGCATGTCCCTGACAGTTTTGAAGCTCACCCGCTGCATGTGATATAGCTATCTGCACGTTTGGATATACTGCAGAAGCCACAGTACTGTCGGCACTGACACCACCAGCATGGTTGAAAGGTCCAGCACGAAGATAGTTTCTATTAACACCAGCACCCTTAAACGGGGATGGTCTTTGTGACGCTGTGTGAAGCCCAACTACTGTATTTGAACCTACAATAGAACCAGAACGAACTAAAAAGTTTGCCGGTGCATCGAGTGGCCAACAACTTCGGGATAAATAGTCTGTCCGACCGCTCGCCAAAAATTGTGCTGCTGCGTTGCGTCCGACAGACGGATCAGTAGCATTTCCTAATTCGTTTCTTAAGCGGCGTTCATCTCGCCACATTTGCATATCATAGCCGGTTCTTTTTTGTGAATGACTAACAAATTCATTTCTTGCTGACGGGTATACTTTTTCAGTATATGACATCCAGTTTAATCCAAAATCTCTGTGTTTGCTTGTCATTAGTAATATGTGATCAAGTGGAGTAACTATTTCTTTTGGGTTAATCTTTGTAAGGTTATTTAAGCCAATACTATTGAACATAATTTTTTCATTAATATCAGTAACCTTAAGGGTAATTGATGGGTTTGCAGATTGCGGATTTGCACTGTTTCCGCATTCTTCTAGAGGATCATAAGGAGTATAATTAACCAATGTGGGGCGAGCGCGCATTGAAACAGGCTTCAAAGCATATTTTTCAATTTGCCCTTTTGCTCTATTATAAACACTAATCGTACTAGAAGATCTTTCCATTCTTAAAACAGGATGTTGTCTATTTTTTCGTGCCATTGCAAATGTGCTGTATCCATATGGTCCATTTCTTTTAAGCATCAGTGTATTGAAAAGATAACCTTGCAATTGGCCATCTGCGGCATTTGCTTCCCCGGGGAATGAGGCTGAAACACCGCCTCGCACATACGACCAGAAGCCTCCATAGCCCTCATCCGGCGGCTCAAAAAACCTGACATTTCGGTATTGATCACCTGGCGCGGTGGTGCGGTCGATGGTTCTGAAGACCGGAGTTCCCATTGATGCAGATTTGACTAGCTCTCCGGGGTTCCCTTCCGGTTTTGGCACTGAGTGCACTGCTGTGGCCCATCCTAAAGTGTTTACCATGCTAGCACTCTGCTCAATTGGTTCGTAAATAATTGTATTTAAGCCAGCAAAATCTTGACCTTTAAAATCGTCCGAAAAAGCGTTGGAGCTATATTTTATAGCTCCTAAAAGTGCAAAATCGGGACGGCGAAACAGGCTGGTATTGGTATCTCTTGTATAGCCAAATTCAGATTCACTCAAAAATCCAAAATATGGCTCATAAACTGTAACACTTTCAGTAGTATTAGCATACATCCCTTGTTGTGGTCCAAATATTGGCATATAGCCGCTAAAACGCACATTTCGAGGATCTTGATCCTCAATTGCGCCGGTTATCCATGCGTACTGTCGATCATTTCTAGGTATCATGTGCTGGACAAAAAAGTTGTCATTTTCGGCACGTGGTTCGTATACGTAGCGCACTGACGCTGACTGACCAAGCACTAGCGGAGGACAGCCGGTTTTAGGTGTCGGGAATACTCCCGCGTTCAAAGAATTTTGTGTTTGACCCACTGGGGTTGTTAGCGCAATACCTAGGTATTGATTTTGATTAACGCTTACTGGAAAAAGATGATTTTCATCTGCAATTACGTTGAAAATAGCATTTGAAGCCGATGCGAATGAAGTCGTTCGACTGGAGGCTACTTTGTCAGTATTAGCAGTTTGCTGGTTTTGGGACGTCGAAGGGCGTGAGGCTTCGCCAAGTTTGTACCATGCGAACAGATTAGCAGTATTATCAGCATAAGCAGTAGATGATGTAATATCGCAAGGTATGCCGGTATTATATAATTCAGTAACCTCAGTAGAATTTAGTGCTGTTGTCCAAATTGATATTTGATCCATAGCACCTGAGTATCCAAAAGATGCCAAATTATTGCCACCCTTCGTTGGGTCTCTACCAAACGCAAAACTAGCGGTACCTTGGCGTACCATATTTCCGCCAAGTCCCAATATATCAGTACCTACTTGCGAATTTTCAACTTTTCTATCCCAGTAGGCTGCAGGAGATGTGTCTTCTTCGACTGGTTGCGCAACACCATTAAAATAAATAGAAGGTGCTGCAGGTCCGGTATAGGGATAGGAAGAAGAAACAGGAACAGATACAACAAGATGAATCCATTCCCCCTCATTCAAAGCTTTCACCTGATCCGTGGGGTTTTGATTTGCAGTATTAACTTTCCATACTGCGCGAGTGGGTGAACCGGCGCTGTAGGTAACATTCGTTCGAGTGGAAATTTGAACACTAAGACTAGCACTAACTTTTGATATTTCAATAAATGGCTCACTTTGTGCTGCGTCCTTTCCAACTCCAAAGAAATATTGATGACCAACATTTTGTCTGGCAGATGACTCGGCACATCGAACCCAGCCACTATAAGTAAAGCCGGCAGGTCTAGACGCGCTTAAAAATCGAGCTGCGGTATTGTTTAGCTCTCGACCGTCAGCATTAAGCAGCATTGAACCATGTGTTTCAGGTGTGAAAAAATACAGTGCCTTTGTATTTTCGTTTCCTCGATGTTGAAAAATAGTTGAGATGTCATGAGTTTCTGATTTAATGCCAATCGATGCGCCCGAATTTCTATGAATTTTGTGAAAGCTTGGTAACTCTTGAACAACATTAAGATTGTCGGAATATCCGGGGCCGCGTTGTTCTTCATACTTTGACGCATTGTAAATAGCTGCAATTTCCTCGCTGGATAGCACTTTATTCCAAATAGCAGTATCTGCTATATTGCCTTGGAAAGCATATTCGTTTTTTAAGGTCGGGTGGGCTAAGTTACCAATCAAGCATCGGGGGAACCCATGGGTTACAGATTGTCCAGCTCCATACCAATCTGTCATGTCGGCATTAGCAATGCTGTCACCGCCATTTACTTTAGGACCTACGAAACTAACCTCAGAACCATTAATATAGCATTTTGGATTATTTAAATTAGATGTTGCATCATAGGTAACAGCTACATGTGACCAAACATTATAGTTAACAGCATGTGTGTTGAACCATACGACCTGAGTTTCGGAGCCGGTGGTGTTCCAGTTGGTCATAAACCCAACATATCCGACGTGGTTTGTAAATATATCTATTGTCTTTCCCATTGAAAAAATGCGTGAAAATCCAGACGATCCTGCGGCAATCGGATAAATCCATGCAGCAAATGTCATTTTTTGAGTTGAGCCGCTGGCTGGGCTGTTACCAATTAATCCATTCCACATGATAGAGGAACCAATATCAATTTCAGTAGTGTTCACTCCGTTTGACTGAGTAAAATTGTTGAACGCTGCAGAGCCTGTTTGAATCCAGTCTGATGGTCCTAAATTGCCGGAGAAAAACGGACGAAATAGAGAACCAGAATTAAACGTACCATCGCGGTTATTACCGCTTGAATCAACCGCAGTGCCAGAAACAGCGAGCGTATAAAAGTTATTGTCTAGTCTCCACCATCCCATCACTTTATCACCAGAGCGATAAATCTTTTTATCACCAAATCCGATAAATGGTTTAGTTAAGTCGTAAGCTAATCTTCGACTGTCAGACGGATAGTACAAACTATCTCTTCCAAACCTAGCAGAAGCGCGGGCCAAATGTGCAGTTAATCCATAATCCAAACCATGTATATCGCTAATTTGAATATTTGTGGTGTCACCATTCACTAATACGTTACTGATAGACGTCGGGTTTTGGAAAGGTGCTCTGACAGTCAAGTTTCTATAGGGTATCGCATTGTACACTGAGAATTCCGTTGACCTGAAGTCCTGATAGCCTTTAGTATCGACTTCAATACCGCCGCCGTGAGAAAATCTTTGGATGAAAACTGACTTGTTTTTAGCACCAGTAAGGTATGCAGTAGAATAATCTGCTGCGCCGGGGCGGCCATCTGCAATTCTTTTGATATCTCGTATTGTTCTAATAGATGTAGCTTTGTTTGAGTTCGAGTGGTGATTCAATACGACAGTTTCACCAACAGAACCTGTAACAGTGAAATTTGGTGGCCCATCACGGAAGCCAATTGGATTTGACCACGCACCAACTGTCTGGATAAATTCATATGTATTTCTATAGTTACCCAGTCTAGTTGGGAATGTTCCACTTGGACCGGCACGGAGTTGAATGTTCTTGATATTAAACGGCTGCTTAATCATCATGCCGCGGTACCAAGGTGCCTTCAACGATGCTGTTGCAGGATATGGAAGCTTGCCAGTTTCGTAACCTGCGTTTGGTAACGGATAATCAGGTCCGACCATACCAAGGACGCCAGATCCAAACATTTCGGTGTTAGTACCATGTGGTGCGCATGCTTCACCAGTAGGATATCCTAATTGTATTTTCCAAGCTTCAGGTCGATTTGTTTCGTTATCATTGCCAATATTGATAGGAACATGTCTAGATTGATGACCACCAACCACGTGCTCGGTAAAAATTGTTTGCATTGGCTTTTCCATATCCTCGCCATACACATCATGATGAAGATTGGTAATTTCAATATTTCCTGTTACTCTTTGAACAACAAGGCGATTGTATCCGGTTGTAACACTAGAACTAACTATGTTGAAGGGAAACGCTGATAGTGCATCGATTGTCGAATATCCATCCACATCTCGACCATGCTGGACTCGAACATTTAATAAAACTTTTTCACTAGGGCGATTTCTATATAACTGATCATTTGCGTGAGGCTCAGGACCATAAACTAACCCTCTTTTATATCTTGTTTCACGTATTAGATCTTTTAAAGTTCCATCGCGATTTAAAAACTGTGCAAACAATACGTTTTCTGGAATGAAGTTGCCACTTTCTTGATTAATTCTGCCAGCTGGTCGTAGTGCATTATAAGCATAATCAATTCTCTTTGCATGCCTAAAGTTTACGCCACCTTTGATAGTTTTCATCGGTGAATAAGTTGTTAAATAATCTGATTCTACAATAGCGTCAAATTTATATGGTAAAGATAATTTACGTTTAATGTATGGAGTTCTTAAATAAGAATGTCCCGTAACAATATCTTTTTTGCGTTCTTTTTTCTGATTATTATCGTTTGCAATAGTTTCTCGATAAATGTCACGTGAACCATCCAGATCACTGTCGCCAGCGGAAACCGGAGACATATTAACATCACGCTCTGCTCTATCGCGCCACCAGTCAGGATTAGTTGTTGTTTGATTATTTAGCGGGTGATGGTTGTGACTCCATTGATAAAGTCTTTCCCTAATTCCAAGCATGGGTGAAATTGGATCTTCTTGTTTAAATTCAATAGTGGGAAACATTGTTTTATATTTGTTTCTTTCAAGCACGTGACTTTCAACAACATTCATTGTGTTGTCAGCAAACTTACTCGCGGCCGGAACCATTTGTGATACAATTTTTGAAATTGCATCGTCAAACCACTTATAATATTCAACGTATTTTTCAACTTCTTTAGTCTGGTTTACTCTTTTGAAAAACTGTCTACGTAAATGCCCCATTGCCTTATAGCTTTCACGATATCTATTGACAGGCTCTCCAATTAAGTTGTGAAAATCGATTGCACCAGCGAAAAAAGTTAACATTTCTTCGCTTATAGCATCGTACATGCTTTTCTCTAACGTGTTGTAGAAGTTTGGCACCGTGCTAGCAAAGCCATATACCTCATCATCATTTGTTAAAACTTTAACCATGTCGGATGAAGTAGCTTGCTCGGGATCAATAAATTTAAATGTATTTACTTGTTGTTTTGATTTTATAGAAGTGCTGTTTTCATCAAATCCAAAACCATAACCTTTGTGTAAAAATCCTCCAACGCCACCAAGCCATCCGTTTTTTGCACCATCTGCCGCAGAGCCAGAACTCATATCTTGTGTGAAAAAGCGACCATTACTATCAGATGAGGTTAAATCACTAAAGTTCCAGTACATGGCTAATGTATCTTTGTTTAACATTTCATGTGGCATATTGGAACTGCTAACATAAGGGGCTAAATTTCTAAATGATCCAGAGATACCTACATTATCTATATCTAATGCATGTTGTCTTAAAGTATCTGTGTCTAGGTATTTTGCCCAATACTTTACTGCAGACACCAAGACATCACTTCTATAGTTCAAAGTACCAGTAAAGTTTGTTCTGTTGGCGCCGACATATGGTCTTTTGGCCGAAGATACCATTCTATCACCAACATCTTTTGCAACAGATGCTGTTATTACAAATGTGTCACTGACAGTTCCAAGATTTGTATTAATTCCTTCAAAAATTAAATCATATGTGTAATTTGATAGATTGCCAGCAACAAAAGTGGCATATGGATATGTACTCGGCTTCAATCTCACAGATATATTCCAATCAGAATTACTGTACACGTCCGTAAAAACACTACTTGTCAATTCATAAGATGGCAACAGTGATGACGTTAGTGAAAAATAAACACTTTTTGGATTATCCAGCACCCTGTTAGCATAAACTTGGAAATCAGCGCCGCCATCTTCGAACATCCACTTAAAATCAGTAGCTCTGTCAACACTAGCAGAGTAAATACCAAACAAAGAAGATCTTTTAGTAGAGGTACGATCAATGGGATCTATACCTTCGTAAAAACGAGGAAACCTGATGTTAGCCTCCATAGTCATTCCAAAGCCAGATTCTAATTTTAAACTAGTTCCTGAGCCTGATATAAAACCTCTAGAGTTTGAGGTATCATCCGGGTCTTGCCTCAAAAAGCACACTGAACCTATGTTTTTTGCTGCATTAAACAACAACATGTTTCTGTTTTTTAAAACTTGTACAGAATTTGTATCAAGGTCGTATACTGAATTATCGACATATGTTTTAAATTTGATTACAGAATCGTCTAGATAGAAGCACCTAAGTATGTTTTTTACAGCTCTTTCAGTACCCTTACTTTTATAAATGCTAGACATATTATTGTAAAGATTTTGATAAATGAGATTTTTTGTTTGTGTTAAATCGCCAGAAAACCTAAATTTATCCGATGCATTTAAAAAAGAATTTACAACATTTGATTCAATAAATAAGTTTGGTGTATCAAGACCCAACGACTCAGGCAAGTGTTTTGCAAAAGATATTGGAGTAAATGATGCACTAGTATTTTGTATACCCTTGAACGTTGGAAGCGCCTCGATTAAATTATAAATTTTGTCAAAATACGAACCAAGTATATGAGAAATTATCTCAGGATTTTCATTACCATGATCTTCGTGTTCTGCCATAATCCAACTTGGCATGTAACTGAAAAAATTAGTGTTGTTGTTATAGTCATGGATAGAACCAGTATTATTTAATCCATTTTTTAATTCTACAACGTCTGGATGTGTGATGTAGATAATTGGATCTTTATATTCAATAGTGCTGGCAGATGACTCTATCATAGCAGAACTTAGTGATCTTGAGGCTGTTCCTGTCCATGTTCCATTAGATAGTCGGCCGGAATAATCTAAAACGTTGTTGTCTAAGGCTGTTGAGTTTGCAACACCTTCGTTAAATTTATAATAAACACCTAATGTTGTATTAGATATATCCGAGTTGGTTCCGCCTCTTACTTGTTTAAACCAATTTTTTCCAATATCAGCGGAGCTTCGCGCCTCCTTCCAATATCTAAATTCATCTATAGAGCCAGTCAAAGTATGTGTATTGGCTGTTCTTGTAGAAGCTGCAGCATCTGACCTAAACGGCACTGTTACCAGCGAACCTATACGACCAACCATATCTTTAGGTGGCAATTCACCAATTGCCAAGTTTGAATTAATTACAGTGTGATTTTCATAACCATTAACGTATAGTTTAGTAACAAAATCAGAACCAGAATTGTGAAAAACAAATGCATAATGTTTCCAATCGTCTAAGGCAGTTGATAAAATATTTTGCCCAATTGATTGTTGGAATAGTGTTCCCGACCCGGGCATGCCAGAAGTCATACTTCCAGATTGAACAGTAAATCTGAACGGTGATGCACTAGAAGCACTTAAAATCTCAATAGTCATCCGTCCCATGTCGACGGTGCCGGATGCATTATTGTTCCACATATCAAAAATTACTGAGTTAGAATTTTCGGCTATGTCTTTACTCTTTAGCCAAAATTCAACAGTAACACCACTATCAAAATTTGCTCTTAGATTAGATTGGCGAGAACCGGTGCCATATGTGTTTGGTAATCCTGCAGATTCATATATGTTTTCATCATAAACATTAGCGAAAGATCTTTTTGATGTGTCATCATCTTTAAAAAGTCCAGCAGTCGTTAAACTGCCTATTGTGTGTGGACCACCTTTAAAATCAATATATGATGATGAATTAAAATTAGCATACCCGTGAGTACGTGGCCAAAGATTGTCAAATATGTGGCGCTCAATCCCCATTGATTTATTATAGAATTCGTTTTGTTCAGCATCTGAACCATCATATGGGTAATAATCTAATATTCTACCCACAGCACCACTGTAATAAAGACGTGCTGAACCATATCTAGCAAACTTAGAGGGATCAGAATAATCAACTGGTGGGGAGTATTCGTTTTGCCTCTTAAGAATTTCATCAACGTTTTTTGCAGACTCTGCCGGGTGGAAAAGATCTTTTTCATTGGCATCGGATAAAAAACTGTTATTTTCATCATAAGGACCAAATAGTTTTTTAATACTCATAATTCTCCACTCTAAACTTAAACGTTTGATCTTGTTCGACCCAATCTAATAGTGCTGAGTCATAGAATGCAAACCTTATTGCATATTCATATCCGGGTTGTAGTAACGACATATCAAGATCAAAATAGTTTCCAGATATATCGTGTGACATGACAGTATGTAAATCACTGCCAGTGCCGTGTGGGATAGCATCGTAACCATCTATAACTCGATATACTCTATAAGAAGCACTTTCAATTGTTTTAGTTTCAATGTTTGTTGTTGCTTTTGTGTAAATTGTAGGCGACCAATCTTTTTCACGCGTATATAAATTAAATCTAGCAGTTTCTTTGTCGCGATATTTGTCTTTAAGATTTGTAATGTTTAAATAATAAGTTGGTCTAGTTGATATTCTTTCAGCTTCAAATGTTTTTGGTTTAAACGAGCCCGTAAAAAATCTCGTACTGCCAGTATACCATACGTCAAACATGTTGGTAATCTTGTTTCTGGCAGTGCCAGTAATTGCAAGGCTGCAGCTGTATATACCAGTTGAAACATGTCCTGCTGTAGCGTAGAGTTGTGAATCACCATACCCCGTACGATCATCAACAGTTAGGGTTAGCGCACTACCGGAAGGCTTAGTATTATCTATCGAGCCAGAATGAAGACGTACTCTTAACAACCCTGTGCCTACATCTGGAATATTTTGTAATCTACCACGAACATAATTGTAAAAATATAAAGTATTCAAGTTTTGTTCGCCAGTGGCCAAAGAACTACTGTAATAAAAATTGCCTCTATCATCTTTTATTGAAGAATTCCATCTCGCTTCAATAACTGGACGTTTAAAAAAGTATTGGGTTCCGCGGGCAAAAAACCTTTTGGTGTAATATGATGTTGCAGCACCTGTTAAATTATATGAAGCACTAGCTTCTAGTGAGGATGATAGAGATATACCAAAACCATAGTTTGAATAGACATCGCCTAGCCATTCTTCCATCAAAATTGTGACATCAATTTCTAAATCTTCTAAACCACTTTCAAAAACTTGTTCATAATTTGAAGCAGTTAAATAATCACCACCTTCGTTTGCCCAATCAGAACCTTGTTGCCGTTGTACCCAATCTGAACCCGTGTTACCAACAGTATAATCTAAGTAATTGATCGTATCTAGTCCTGTACCTTCTTGCCATGATTGCGAAACGGGTCTAACTGAAAGCGTAAAATTGCTTGGCACTGTATTACTAGTTTCGGCATTATAGAGCTTTAAATAAAAATTAACACTACCGCTAGCTGGGAGGACTCCGGAAGAGCGATCCGCAGCAATAGATGTAACCGGGAACTGTATTAATGCTCTTGAAAGCTCAACTTGTTTGTTTTGAGCGGATGAAGTATATGCTCTTTGAAAAATTGAATAAACTTCTAACACATCAGCTTTACCCATATTAGAACCAGTTGCTCTTGTACTCAAGTCGCTCAACCAGGCATTAGTGATTGTGTTATCAGCAATAGCTGTATATTTTTTTATGGCCATTATCTAACCTTTCCTACGATATCCACTTCTGGAAACTTAACCTCTACAATTGCATTTTTTGGAATGACAACATGATCACCATCAGGTGATGTATTTTCGTTAATATCTATTTCTGCTTGACTATAGCCAAGTCCATTTTTGGGTATCGCCTGTACATTTAAAACATCTAGAACGTCCGGAACATCTTTTAAAACTGAATAAATATCACTAATTGAAAATGGCTGTCCAATATAGTAGCAATTGGAATAATACGCTCTTAAAGATTGTATAGCTGCTTCAAGTGTTGCAAATTTATTTGTACCGGGTTTAGACTTAATTACAAAATTAATACCAAAATTTAAAATAAAAGGATCAAGAATATCAATAGTGTCACTAATCATTCTATAATTGTTTAGCCAAGTTTTTAAGTTATTTTTTATTGTATCGTTAGTTTTTATCAATTTTCCAAATTTGTCTTCTGATACAACATACATGTTAATGTTTCTTTTTTGGGAATCAGGGTCTCTTTGTGCTGAAACTCTTTTTATAGAACCAAACTTTACGGGCATGCGATAACACAAACTTTCATAATCTGTTTGTGTCACAGCTCTATTTTGAGTTGGGAATGTATCGTAAATTCTTTGCTTAATTTCATCTGAGTCTGGGTAGGTTACATCCCCGACAATCGGTTTTTCATTAGTAACCTCTAAAGATGCATTAACAGTTGAAACTGTGGCATCTACCAGCTTGGTTCTGTCTTTATAATTAAACATAGCACGATTGACATTGTTTAATTGTCCAGTCGAAACATTTGAATTTAAAGGATCAGTTGTTCGATAGGTAATGTTTAGTGTTGTGTTTGATGGTGAAATTCCATAATTTGTGTTAGCTGACAATCTTGAAGGATCAAAGGTGGTGCTCGAAACGTAGTCCTTTCCAAATATATCAATAGCAACAGTTTGAGGCTCAGCTAAGACATTTGTACCAGCTTCATCGCCACTACCAAATTGTAAAGCTACTGAATCTCTATCGTATTCGACAACAAATTTTCTAGAAACGAGCATCGGTTGTAATATTGATGGTACGTTATCATCTTGAAAATTTCTATTTGTAATCTCTTGAAAAATAATATCTTGGGCCAAATAATCTACTTCATAAAATTCGTTACCTTGAGAATCAGTTACAGATATGATTTCAGCAATGTTAGAACTTTGCAGTTCGACGCGTCTGAATCTTTCATAACTTCCAAGTTCTATTTGCTCCTGCTCAAAAACACCTGAGACTACATTGCCAAAAGCTCTTATAGCATAAAATGTCGGAGCACCAGTTGATGCGTCAGTTCTCGCAACCACAACTCTGTTGCTCGGATCTGCAAAGTCTACATTTTCTGTCAGAATAAAATTTACACCACCTGAGCTGGTAAATTTAGCCCCTCTTTTTAAAATTGGTATATAGTCATTGTCCGGACCCAAAGTTACTGCCGAGGCAGGCACTAAAATGTATAGTGAAATTTGTCCATATGTGGAGGCACGTCCTTGTGACTTATAACCAAGAATGCGCCCATGTCTAATAATATTGTTATACTGATACGCAGTATCTAAAAATGATTCATTTACATTATAATCTAAATAAAAGGATAGCTGATCTCCAACATATGCAACTGCGTCTATCATCAAAGAACCAAACGACGCTTCCGTGAAATCTTGAAAATTGTCTGGATAATATCTTTCTGCAATTTCTAATAAATCGTCCCGAATTGATCTAAAGTCTCTACTTGTGTAGTCAATTGGCACTATTTTTTTCTGATCGTCTGGCATCTAAAAAGTATCCCTTTTGTTAATTAAATAGTAAATTCTAGTAAATCTGATTCCGCAATTGCAGGTATAACGTATGTGATTCTTAAGGCTAGCAAGTTTTCATCTATACCGGTTTGTCCAAAATTAATTTCTTGTATTGATACAGATGGCAGATAGGCAGCAGTTTGAGCACGAATTCTAGTATCAATTTGTTGAAATGTTCCGTGTCCAAAATTTTCAAACAGAAACGTTTTGATACCTACACCAAACTCTGGATCCATTACCCTTTCGCCGGGATTGGTCAAGATTAACATTTTAAAATTTTGTCTAATTACATCTTTGGCTTTTTTTAACATTCTAAAGCCATCAGTATTATCTTTGACAAGTGGGAGCGCTACACCGAAGGAAGACATTTTTTTTACCTCTTAATAAATACTCAATAATATCATTTTTTGCACATGTTTCCATTCTTATCAAACGGATTTGAGCGCAGGCGACGTTTTTTAAACCACGGAAAGTGTCTTTCTCCCGGTGATGACCTAAATGCTTCTGCTAGTGCAGATGCTGCACTGGCTCCCACATCATCATCCAAACTATTGGTAAACTCTCTTTGATTATAATAATTTTTAAATAATTTTTTTAATCTTGGTTTTGTTTTAGAAAGTACGCGGCGATCCCATTTGTCAAAATGATAACCAAAAAATCCGTTGCCTCTAAAAATACCGGGCCATCGAGTTTCAGCGGGTGCCCAAGCACCATCGTCGCCACCGCCGGCTACTAGTTTAAATGTATCTCCGTCTTCCTCAGCATAAACACCCGGCTTATCGGCAAGGGTGTCGGTTTTAAGATCTTCTACAGTTGATTCACCAATTGATGGCAAAAATCCCATATCGTTATAAATCGCTAGAGTAGAAAGAATTTTCTTAACTGGAAAGATATAAGACATAATCATTTTAAAACGCTCATCATCTACAAGATTGTTAACTAAGCAAAACAACAACTTGCTATCCGGTTCTAAAGGAGCAAATTGTCCAATCGGTAAATCTAAAGCATCTATTTCGGTTTCAATAACCTTATAATTGGTACCGCTAACAGTTACTGAAAATCTTAAGCCGTACCTTACGCCCAATTCGCCAGAAAGCCCGATTGGTGTATCGGTGGTTGGATCTCTAACGACCGTCATAGTTCCCGGATAAACATCGGAAATGTTTAAGGATAAATCGTTAGAGGTTACTGTATCAACTCCTTGGCTTGGTGTTTTATATTGTCCGTTTACTTTTATGTAAGTTTCTAGTACGAAGGGTGCTGCAGATGTCCCTTTTGCGCCAGTGCCAATTGGTCCAATATTGCCTATTGGGACTATTATTTTGTTAGAAAAAGGAAACAACAAAGCACCTGCGTCTTCACCGTATTCCTCGCCTTCCATATATATTGGTTGTCCAGTTTCTTCATCTATTTGTACGTGATAGTACCCAATATAAGGCTCACCAGTTTCTTCATTTGCCAGTTCACCACCACTAGTGTAAAGTTGTTCTCCCTCTAAAGGCAAGCCAGAAACTTGCTCTTCTATTCGTTTCTGTAAATCTAAAGAATTGTTTACTGATAAATTCTGTAATACATAATAACCTAGATTAGTGATCATGTTGGATGGCTTAACCATATTAATTTCTTCTAAGTTTTTCAAAAAGATGTTGGCCATGTGCTCCATCTCATCAATAACAAATTCTTTCAAAATTAATTTTGCTAAATCTTCAGATTCTTTAATAGCTTCTAAATTTCTTTCATAACGATAGCCTTTGAGTCTTTTAAATTTGCCAACTTCTTTTGCTTTCTTGGCTTGCTTTAAACGTGGACGATATGGATATCTGTAATTTTTCTCAAATTTTTCTAATTCACGTAAAACAGCAAGAACAGAAGGACTCGGCTCTACTTCACCATCAGCAACTTTTCTAGCATAACACTGAACTGACTGTTCCAAAAATGCATACCAAAATTCGTCATCTTTGAACGGATTAAAAGCTTCTGCGAGGGCGCTTGGTTGCGCGTCTTTCAATTCTTCTTCCATAACCTCAACTATGTAAGCAGCGTAAATAGAACTAAAATTGTTTCTAAGGTCTGGATAAAATTTAGTGAATGTAGCTAATGATTTAAGAAAGTGTTGACTTGCAAAAATGCGACATGTTGCGTGAATTAATCCTTCAATACCAGCCTTTGAATTACGCTCAAGAATTCTATTGTATGGTTTTTCTGTAACACAATCTGGATCAGATTTTAACCTTTTGTCTTCTGGAATCTTGCTGTACACCTCGTTGATCAACTGTTTAATTTCGCCAAAGTCCACCAAATCTGTTCTATTTGGCTTACATGGGCTCATTTCCGGAAACATTGCTTCGACAATCCCTAGCCATCCATTTTTATCAGCTGGCTTAAGGTACACTGGTGGGTTTAGGTTATTTCCACCATATGACGTAGGATCTAGATAAAATACTCGGTTAGCGGGCGAGCTATCGCATTTTGAAGGGTATTCTTCACAATATTGCATATAACTCATACCAAACGGTGCTTCGGCTCTAGGGTTATCAAGATTTTTTGCATAATCTTGCATTTCAATAAAGTTTCCACCGGCACCAACAACGCCATATCTTATCTGTTTCTCTGTAATGTCATCTATTGCAGCTCCATAATTGAAAGCTTTTTCATTTTCATATATTTCTTTACCAAATTGTTGGGTTATCGAATTAGTGAAATTTTTATGCATAGTTTTTAATCCAGAAATTGGTGGCGCTGAGCCGCCATTAGCAGATTTTATAATGTCCTTAAATAATATAAACTGTGGTGGCGTATTAGAAATTGGGGATTGAATAGCTTGTATGAATTCTTCATAAGTGTTATCTGCTTGAAAAAGATTCGAATTCATATCAAGCCCATCATCCGTAGACAAAAACTCGTATGCGCCCCACTCCATTATCTTTTCTCCTGTACTGTCTTTAGCCGGATCTTCCACTTCATCTTTCAGTTCATCATCGCCGGGCCCTTTATATTCTGTGTTAAGTCTGTTTATGATAACAACTCTGGCGTTATCATCAGCTCTGTTGTAAAACGCGCCATCTTGCCCTTTGATAATATCAGATGTGTACAACTCAATATTGAAACCATACATAAACCCATCTTTTCTGCCTTGGGCTCGATCTTTAAACTTTAAAGTTAAATCAGGACTTTTCTTACGTGCGTGTTGTGTAAACTTAATTTTCTTGTCATCATATTTTGGAGTAACTGTTACATTGTAGCCGTAATTTGGTAACTCAGTTAAATCAACATCATCAAAAAGTCCACCAATATTTAAATCTTTGAATGTTTTGGTAAACGATTTGTCATCTTGTGCTTTATTTTTTAATTCAAAAGACGCGCCGTCAAAAGCAGATTTCATTTTTTTCTGCAGGTGTCCTGCAACTTTAGTCGGGAACGCTCCACGTTGACGTTTTATCTTGGCAAAATTACCATCGTCGTCGAAACCGCCGCCTTTTGAATCAATATAAAAGTCTACATATTTTCTTTTCGATAACCATCCACCGGAATTAGCAGACTTTCTTATATGTGTTGTATAAGGATTACCCATTGTGTCTGCTAAAATCATGTTCATGAATCCCCAATTATTTTTGCCGGGACCATTACCAAGCATGTCTTGGGCATATGCTATTTTTAAAACATCTAAACTGCCGCCAAGAGCTGTGCTAGCAGCACCAGCAATTTCATCCGGCTCATATGGTATTAAGCCATCATTACAGGTTGGGTCCGATGACATAAGTGGTGGCATATTGTCTTCAAAATATGCTGGAATACCACCTTGCATAATATCTGCAACTGATTCAAGATCATCCTCAAAAGAACCTCTGGCAGCATCACAAAGTTGTTGAATTTGTTGAGGCTCAGCCCGACCTTCAAGAATTTGAGCCCTAACCGCACAGAAATTATCTAAATCTTCTTGAGTTGCACACAATGTTGGATTAGCCGGTAATTCAATATCATCTGGTAGTTGAGCTAACACATCTCTGGCTGCTGCTCTTGCTTCAATTGGCATTAAATTACCGATATTTGTAAAAAATTGTGCTGTTTGTTCACCATTTGGAAACATTGTTGCGAACTGCGGGTGTTCAAGACTAGTGAGTTCTTGAACAGCACCCAAAAATGTTGATGAAGGTTCTCCCAATATGGCACTCATTAATTCATTTTGAGTTGTGGTAGCTGACAAATCTTCAACAAAATTCATTAAACTTTGTCGATCGCCGGCAGCTTCGGCACCACCTTGTCCAATTTGCTTAAATAAGTCTTCAATTGTATCTTCAACCTTTTCTTGGTCGGCGCCCGGGCCACAGAGCGTATCTCGAATAGCATCAGCAAACGTTGTCCTACCGCCAGTTAATGCTGCTGCGGCTAATGAACCCAGCATTTCAAGCGCTTTACAAATAGCATCAGATATTTTTTCACATATCCAAACAAAAAGCCGACAAATTAAACGCCACACTAGGTCATATAACATTTGTACAGCTAACCACCACAGAACTCTCATTATGTCCCAAATTTTTGGAAGCCATGCAAATGGGTTGTCCATTCTCGGAAGTCCGATATGTTGAACATTTCTGCAGAACGGTAACTCTAAATCTTTCAAGAAATCCATTATGCTTGGATCAAATAGCGGCGGACGTACACAATCAAATGTAGCAATTACTTTAGCAATAATTTCTGCACCCGGAAATTTGTTGAGTTCATCTAAAAGGCTCATTAAATCTTCAGAATACACTTCAATTAATGCTATCATATAAGCTTCCATAATCACATTCGGACTTAAACCTTGTCCTGCGTCTGATAATTGAGCACTATACGTAGCTTTTGAAAGTTGGGAGTTTGGATCACCACCACCAGGTACGCCAGTGGGCACCATACCTTCGAGTGGACCTTCAACCATCATCGAAGATTTTTGTTCTGCAACAACTGCAGCATCATTCCATGGTTTTTTAAACTTCACTTTTCCAAAAAACGGCGGTGAAGATGGACCAACACCACTTTCAATTGCGGTCGATGCTCGATCAAGGTTGCGTCCAGCGCCCGAAATGTCTCCACTGGCTAATTTTTGCTGAACCAAAGCGTCCAACTCAGCTTGTTTATCGGGCGGCAATCCAACAAAAAGAGAACCAAAATTTTCAATTGACATTGCTTTTAGTGCTGAACGTATGATAGTAGCTAACATTTGTTCAAAGGTAACACCGCCCATTAAACATTTTAATAAATCAGCCATCATGTCAAACAAGCCACAAAGACGTAAAGGATCTAATGTGTGCAGCCATAAAAGATCAAATCTATTTTGTGTTCCCGGACCACCACACATTGCCATAAGACGATGACATATACCAGTCATAATTACGTTATTTTCTTCAAGCTCATCGTATGCTTGGGCTTGCATTTTAGCTCTGACATTCTTTCTTCTTTTCTTATTATTAGCTTCTTTCTTATCTTGTTCTTCCGGTGAGTCATTTTTGCCCATGACATACTCAGATAATAAAATTTCAGTATATTCAGGCTCACAAATCATTTTGTGAAATTGAGCAGCAACAGCATCTCCAATGCCAAATACCTCATCCATCATGTCTTGACCAAGTTGCTTCAAATCATTTTGTAATGCCTCACCGACACAACTCATAGCCTCTTGCATAGGTCCTAATTCTTGAGGTGGGCTTGTCTGTGTATCATAAATTTCAGGATACGTGTATTTTACTAAAAACTCAACCCATGGTTTAGGTCGTCGCGCTGTTAAATCTGTTTCCATTTTGTCAATTCGTGCAAAATAGGCCATGGCAGTAGGGTCTTTGAAAGATTGTTTATTATTTAACACCTTAAGTTTTCTTTTGCCAATTTGATATGGTTTTTCTTTGCAACTTTCTGCCCAAACTCTTATTTTTTGAATCTTAAATTCAGGGCTAAAAGTACATTCAAATTTATGAACTGCGTCCCTGCTAGGGAAGAAGGGGCTACGGCGGCCAAGAGTAAACCCATGTTGTCTAAAAAAATCATTTAATTCAGGCATAATACGGGACATGATTGAAGTGCCAAACAATGCAAAATCGCCATATTGCTCTAAATTAAAAACCCCACCTTTTGTAAAAAGTAGATTTTTACCTTCAAGAGCGCGGTAAACCTTTAAATTACGATTATAAACATGAAGCCCCTTCCTAACACGTATTAAATTTCTTTGCAGCATATTTGGTATATACGTGACAACAATGTCCTCTCCCGGGGCATCTTCTTCTTCCTCTTCTTCGTCTTCAGCATCATCTAAATTATTTAAAACAGTAAAAGGAAACGAATATAATAATTTTAAATGAGATGAAGGTAATGCTGCCAAATCATACTGAGAATATTCAATTTCTTGCATTAATTCCGCTATGACATCTGTGTTGCTTTCTTTATTGTAATAGTTTAGTATTTCTACAATTGCTTCTTCTGCAAACTCATCAAACCGACTATTCATAATTTCTTCGGCTTCTTCAAAAGAATCAGCTAATTCTCCACCAGTAGTGGTATATGGAGTAGTGTATGTGATTTGAAACTTGCACTGTCTTTGATTTAAAAATGGACTATAAACATCTCTTTTTTTCCAATCTGGAACAATTGCTGATGGTTTGGGAGAACACTCCAAACATTTTGGCTCATTTCTTGGGAGTGCAGTTTCGCATATATCTATGAAACCATCTCCGTTTTTATCTTGTAGTTTTAAAATTTCAGACATTATAATACCTTTTAATATGTTGCTCTGACAGAGCGGCTACCAATAAACTTATATGAAAATTGCTGTAGATAATCCATGCGCCATGCAAGCTTGGTAGCTCTAGCTTGGTGCATCGGAGCTGCAACGCGTGAAACCGAAAGACCTGCCTGCGCTGTCATTACTGCCGCGGCTGATCCGCACGGGGCGCCGATGCCTGGGAATACTGCTAATGCGGCAAAAGCTAACGCGGCGGATTGATTACTAAACATACAAATCATGCTAAGACTTTGAATACTTGACATAATATCATCCAGAATACCATCAAGCTCCATCATACAGTCACGCATATTGTATGCTACAGTTACAGGCTGTAACCTTTGTATTGTTTCTGGCAATAAGTCGGGCCCTCTCACAGTATAGGGTGATGAATTGTTTCCTGCAATCAGATCAATACCGGGTGCAGACGGTAGCTTTCCGCCTTTAGAATTTGTTTCGCCTTTTAATCCCGCTTTAACATTTCTCATTTGACCAGTAACAATTTTTATTCCCTCACGACCAATAATTCTTGTATGGTCTGACTTGATTGCAACAGTGGATTTGCCGATAGCGTTTCCAACAAGCCCATCGACTAAACCAAAGTTTTTGTCAACATCAGTTGTTTCGCAAATATAAATTCTTGCTGCATCATGTGGTATTGAATTGTCGACAAGTGTTCCGGGATCTAAACCTTTTCCGCCTCTAGCAGAAGCCATACGACCCACAACAAACTCAACACGGGATGCATCAATACTCTTTTTAGTTGTACCAATATAGCCATCACCACCATAGCCAGATGCTTCGGTGTCCGGACGATCTTTGCCTAAAACGACATAGCCGCAACCGGGTCCAGTTATAACTCTTTCGTTAAGAGCATTTTTATATTGCACCCTACATGGTCCCGCGGGCATCGTATTCATAATGCCGCCCATAGCTTTAGTAAATAGAATAGATACTGAGCCGTCAGGGTTGGTAAAAAAGTCTGCGCGTGGGGAAATATCGCTGGGATTCCATACTGGGGAACCTTTTGGGTTTACTTTTCTTTTCTTACTAAACATAAATCCTTCTAATAATCATAAACTTTATCTACGGCATACTGGACAACATACTTGTGGCACTAGCCAACTCCTGTTCTTGTGCTCGATCTCTATCAGCTTCAGCGCTGGTACTTTCAAATTCTTCATCACTATTTACACCAATAGACTGTTTAGGTGGTGGTGCAGGTTGTGGGACACCCGGGATTCCTAAAGCACGCGCATTGTCAGTATACCAATCAAAAAACGGCACTGTGTATCCAGTTGTAGCATTTTGAGTTTCAGTTACAGGTGGTCCTTGCCCGTATGCATCTGTTTTGGTGCCCCCTTTCGTACTTCTACCGCCAACCCACACTTCAAGATGCAAATGGGGTCCTGTGCTACTACCAGCATTGGGATCATTTGAGCCGCCGCCGGATATACCAATAACGTCGCCGGCTTTGACATTTTTACTAGATGTCCAAGTTTGCAAGTGGGCATAAACTGAATACACTACCTTATTAGGATCTTTTAAATAATCTTTATTTTTGTGCTTAATTCTAACACGCCCTCCGAAACCATCGCCCGGACCTTTGCCGGAAACGCTAGCATCAACAACTTGACCATCTGCTATAGCAAGTATTTCTGTACCAGATGGTGTATCAAAGTCAGTACCACCGTGACGTCGACCTCTTAGTCCACGAATAGAGCCGGGTGGACCCCACGGGCTTGTAATTGGAAAATTACCTTTAAATGGCATTCCAACTTTGTTTAACGCCCATTGCGGTATTGCCTCGCCTTTTCGAACCGGGTTATTATATGCATATTTTGCTCCACCACCTGTAAGGGCCCATGGAATGTCAAAATTTGCTATTGTTTGTTTGGCATCCTCGGCACTCACAATTGTTCCCTCATATCTGCCTTTTTGCAAATCAAAAGAGCCGTCGTCGCCTTTGTCCAAAAAAACTTCTACAAGTTGTCCAGCACTTGGATATCCTAGACCGGCGCCAATAGAGAAATCTTCTCTTGAATAAAATATAGTATGCATTGATATTAATTTCATTCGAACTTGTTCATATTCATCACCTAAAGTTGCTTCTGCGAATTCTAAAGATTCGCAAGGATTGGGTATAAAAGCATGTGGTGAATTTGGACCTAATATTCTAGCACGAAAAGAAATCTTGCCAATCTTTTTTCTAGTACCCTCGACGCCGGCAAATTCTCGCGCTTTATCAGCAGTTGTAGGCTGTGGGGCTCCAGTTTCAAGCGATGCTTCATCTGTGGTGTGTCTAGTAGGATTTGCCAAAACAAGGGCAATAAAGTGATTTTTGCCAGCATACGCATCATATTCAAGTGCTTTTCGAACCGAATTAGCTGTAAGTTTGTTAGCTTGACGTGGACTGGCAAAATCTGAAAAATCAATAGCATGTTTTGTCGAAGCCATTAGTTATCCCCCTGAATCATATCAAAAAGACTAGCTTTATCTTCTTCGCTTAATCCAACGTCTTGTATCGTTTGTTTTTGCTTAATATTAATAAGTTTAACAAGTTGTTCGTTTGAGCGTTGCATTGTTTCAACATGCTTAGCAGCTACAGGAGAAAGTGAGCGATTGTTATCCGGATCAATAGCAATTTGATTAGCTAATTCATTCAAAAATTCACGGGCCAACTTTCGATCATTACGAATATTGTCCAGAGCTTCGTCAACTAAATTATCTAAATCTTGCTTACTCACAATCCGCCGTTCTCCCAATCTTTTTTAAACCCACGATATAACACACGAAATTTGTTTAATGAACTCACTACTTGTTTGGTATTTAAGCCAGTTATTTCACGCAGGTAAAGGTAAATAGCTTTTTTGTTAAAAATTTCTATATCATCTTTTGACTCAAAAAGAATAATAATTGCTTTATGCACCTTTTGATCGTTAGCTCTCATTTTGGTCACATCCCAAGTTCTCAACTGTTGGTAAAAGGAGTCCCAAAACTCTTTTTCTAATTTATCAGTAAGCCACGATTGTTGTGTAGACAAATACTCTTCTTCATAATTCTTTGGTACAGCATCAAAATCAACTTCTCTTTTGTTTCTTTTTTGTTGTTTTTTGACTTTGTGAATAAACCAGTTTTTAGTAATTACACTAAAATATGAAAATGCTTTATACCCTTTATCCGGATCATATTTATCAAGAATGGTCATAAGCCAAACTTTACATTCATCTCTTAAATAATCAATATTGGGTAGTGTTGTAAATTTATAAGTGAATACGATTTTGTCAACCATCTCATCAAAAGCTGGCTCTAAATATTTTACATATAATTCAGTCCTGACCCGTACGCAATCAGTTTTACAGTATTTAATTACTGCATCTTCGTGTTCTTTTGTGAAGTAATATTTTTTAGCCGCTTTCTTCTTCTTCGTAGTCTTCTTCTTCGCTGTCTCTGCTTGGCTCATTAATTTGTGTTTCCTTGTTAGCATCCTCTTCGGTTGTTAGAGAATATATAAATTCAAACGTTTCCAGTTGTTCATTAAATGATATTGCATGTTCCATCAAAGCTCCTAAAGTTTGATCACCATAAAACATTTCAAGGCTATAAACATTTCTAAGGTGTTTTGAAAAATTATTAACCATATCTTGCAAATCGCCTAATTCTTCTGAAACAAACAAAAGTCTTGATAGTATGGAGCGCGTATAAATAAAAAATCCCACATTAGCTATTAATGATATTATTAACACTAATGTCATTACTGTTTCAAGACGGCTCATAATTCTCACTTTTAGATTCGTTTTTCAAATCTTTTAATATTTCCTTGTTGGCTTTTATATATTCGTCAGTTAACTGACCTGTTTTTTCTGCTGGTTTTGTAATAGCCCGTAAAGGCTTTGAAATAATTTTTGATATGTCGCTGCTTCCACACTCAGTGCATATATCGTGCTTTTCTTCCCAATGATGAAAAACACAAAATTGTTCGTCACATGTATTGCATGCATATCTATATCTTGGCATTATTTAACCATTTTCAATAAATCTTCTTCTGTAATTGGTGCATCGTTAGAAACCCTCACAGTAGGTGGGTTTGCGACAACCAAACCTTCTTCACCCTCAACAAGTTCAAAACCTTTTAAAATTGGCACAATGTCCAATTCATTAAGAAGTGACTCTTGTAGGGCCATCATAACAGCTCCCAAAGCTTGGTTTGAAAGTTTAAGTGTAGGTGTATTCATTTAATTATCCTCCGAAATTGCTCTACCTTTTAATTGTTCCCAGTCTCTCTCTGGGCGTACTTCTAAATTCTTTTCCCATACCGCTGATAAAACTGATGTATTAACACCCAATAACCCAGCGAAGTATATTAACGCATTGATATCTTTCGGGAAACAAGAACCGCCAAAACCCGATTTACCATCTGGTCCCGGTGTTGAGAAGTGTGATTTGCCTAGGCGCTCATCATAAAGCGCATATTCAACTACTTTATCATAATCAACATCAACATTGTCGCATATCTGCTTAAATTCGTTAGCAAAACTAACTTTAGTTGCTAAGAATGTATTGATAAAATACTTCACTGACTCTGCGGTATTTGAACCAGTTTTGATAATTGGTACTTCTTGAAAAACTTTTCTAAACATATTCTTAACAAGTGTCGACGCAGGGCGTGGCCCACCAATAATAATTCTATTTTGATTCTTAAAATCGTCGATGTAATTTGCTTCTGTTAAAAATTCAGGATTAAATACAACTTGAATGTTTTTGCATTTTTCGTTAAATAACGCTGTAGTTCCGGGTGGGATCGTAGATTTTATAACTACTATATTGTCTAAATTATAGCTATCAATCTTGTAGACCACTTCTTGTAAAATAGATAAATCACAAGACCCGTCTTTTTTCATTGGTGTCGGCAAACAAACAAAAACAATTTTTGCACAATGACACACTTCTCTTATGTCAGGGCAATTAGATTTTTCTTCTAAAAATTTATCATATGTATAAACGTCAAAGTGATCACGAAGACCCTCACACGTTGCTGTACCTACAAAGCCTTGACCAATAATGCCAATACTATTACTCATCTTTGATTCTCCTAAAACAATCTTCAATGCCTTCAAAAATATCAATCTTAGCAGTCCAACCAGCGCCTTTGAGTGGGGTAATATTTGCTTTTGTTTCCTGCACGTCGCCCGGGCGTGGCGATCTATATTCAAACTGTACATCAGGAAAATGTTTGTTTACTATTTTTTTGATTTGATTTAAAGATATGTTCGTGCCAGTGCCTATCTCAAACACGGCGCCATTAAAATCTATTTCTTGTTCCATACAAAAAATATTTGCTTTTACAACATCATCAACATTCACCATATCTCTTCTTTGCTCGCCGTCGCCATTGATATGTGGGGTTATATTATTACGTATTGCATGCATCCAATTAGAAATAGCTGTAGCATATGGACCATTAATAGTTTGATCGTGAGAATACACATTAAAATATCGTAAACTTACAGTATCAAGCCCATAAAGTTTAGAATATAATGTGGTTTCAATTTCTGTTGTATATTTTTGCAATGCATATGGACTTTCTGGTCCAGTACCATTACCCATCACTGACGACGAGCTAGAGTAGATCACCCTTTTTACAGAGCCAACCTTGCGTGCAAAATTTAATAATACAGTTCCAGCAAGAATATTATTTGTAGCTGTTTCTACAGGGTTTTCTACACTATACCCAACGCGTGGCCAACAAGCCATGTGAAAAACATATTCTGGCTTGAAGTTATACCAGTGTGGGTGAAATTTTCCATCACTTCCTTCAGCTAAAGTCGTAATAATATCATGTTGAATGTCTTCTTCTAAATCAATTCCCATAACACTGTGTCCAGCATCTTGGAGTGCTTTATAAAGTTTTGAGCCGATATAGCCTTTGTGTCCTGTAACTAAACATCTAGCCATTATTGCTCTCCAATTTTTCAACATTATAATCTATAAAACTATGAATATCGCTATGTTTAAAACGATAAACATCATACAACTTATTTTTGTAAATTCCACCGTAGTAATTCATATTTTTAACTTTCATAATAATTCCACTACCAGCATCTTTGACAATTGTATCGTCGGCGTACAACTCGTACCATTTTACTAAATCACCCACTTTTGCCGACATTAAAAAGACTCCTTAGATCTTCATCATACATCATTCTAGCCAATTCTTTAAATTTAACTTTTGGTTCCCAATTAAGTTTCTTCTTAGCTTTTGTAGCATCACCTAACAAAAGTGGCACCTCATGTGGTCTATATAACCTTTTGTCGGTTTCAAGGTGTTTTTTCACACTAAGTCCAGCATAATCAAAAACTTCATGTAAAAACTCTTCAACAGTGTGTGTTTCTCCAGTTGCAATAACGTAGTCATCTGGATTTTCTTGCTGCAACATTAACCACATCGCCTCTACGTAGTCACCTGCGAAGCCCCAATCTCTCTTGGCATGGAGATTGCCGAGTTGAATTTTATCTTGAAGACCTAATTTGATTTTAGCTGCGGCCATTGTAATCTTTCTTGTCACAAATGTCTCGCCTCTTCGGGGTGATTCGTGATTAAATAAAATTCCACAAGAAGCGTGCAATCCGTAACTTTGTCGATAATTTCTAACTAAATTGTGCGCAAAAACTTTAGAACAAGCATAGGGTGAGGCTGGCATGAAGGTCGATTGTTCATTAAAAGGAGCCTCGGGGTTGTCACCAAACATTTCGGAAGATGATGCCTGATATAGCTTAATTTTGGGATTAACATTGCGAATAGCTTCCAGCAATTTAAGCGTACCCATGCCTACTGCTTCCGCAGTCTCTTGTGGAGTATCAAACGAAACACGAACATGTGATTGTGCAGCTAAATTATAAACCTCATCTGGCTTATATTCTGTAAGCAGTCGATGTAATTGCCCAGAGTCATTCATGTTACCATAAACTAAATTAAAATCAACAACTTTATCAACATCATCAAATACATGATCGATGCGATCTGTCGCTAAAATTGATGTACGTCTTTTGACGCCTATAACATGGTAACCTTTACTAAAAAGTAAATCGGCTAAATACGATCCATCTTGACCGGTAATCCCGGTAATTAACGCTCTTTTCATTCAACACCTCTAATATTTGGGTAGCTCTTTTCATACCACTCGCAAGTCATTTTTAATCCTTCTTCAAAATTTGTATATGTATCTTTTTTCCAACCAAGACTTAATAGCTTATTATTAGAACTTGGTTTTCTAAATTGTCCGCTTGGTTTTGAATTATCCCACCTAACGGGTCCGGTATATCTCATATATTGACAAACTGAATCGACCACAGATTTAATGCTTCTCTCTTCAACAGTTCCAATATTAACAGGTAGTGGCTCATTGTAGGTTTCTAATAAAAACAATAATATTTTAGATATGTCAGAAGCAAACGTAAATTCCCTTAAATTCTCACCAGTTCCCCAAAAAATAGGAGTTTTTTTAGTTAATTTAGCATCGTGAATTTTTCTAATTATAGCAGGAATTACATGTCCATTTTCTAAATCAAAGTTGTCGTGCAATCCATATAAATTATTTGGGACAGCACATATAAAATTGCATCCATGTTGTTGCCTAAGTGCTCTTGAATAAACATCGATCATTCTCTTAGCATACGCATAACCAAAATTACTTTGGTGGGGCGGCCCATCATGAAATTGCTCTGGAGTTAAAGGATACTGCGCTTCATCAGGATACACACAAGTAGACAAAAGAGAGACTACCTTTTTAACTCCAAGTCTCATAGACGCATCAAGCACATTAGTATTCATTAATATGTTATCTCTGAAAAAATCTGCAACAAATTCTGTATTGCTTTTTACTCCCCCAACTCTGGCAGCTAAATGTATAATAGCATCAGGATTGTGATTTAAAATCATTGAATCAACCTCATCAGCATGGCATAAATCATATTGACTTGAACCAACGAATATAAATTCATAATCAGTCTGTAGATTTTGAAAGCTTTGACCTACCATGCCGGTACCACCGGTTATGAGAATTTTTTTAATCACCATATTTTAATTTTACCAATTAGTATGTCCTTAAACATTATCCAATCACAAATTTTTGCTTTTATTGGAGCAGAGAAGGCAGCAGGCTCATTCTTTTCAAAAATGAAGTGTCCAGTCCATGCAAATGGATAAATAACAAATGGTGCAGCTAAAAGCAATAACCATAATTTGTGATATATAACAGTTGTTACAAACATTATTGTAACACATTGTCCTAGAAAGTGTAGTGCTCTACAATACTTATTTTGATGTAGAGTCAAGTAATACTCATAATATTGTTTTAAATCCATTTAAACCATCCTTCTAAATTAACATCGCTTAAATTTTTATTTGAGGCGCCTTTCCACGGTCTCCAGGGTCCATAAACACCAACTTTTTTAGCATCGCTTAATGCCGCGGCCCACCAACACAAAGTGCCGTGCTGAAAAAGTATATTATTAAAACACCTAATAAAACTAAAATCTTCCGCAACTGAATTTTTTCTATGAATTGGGTTAAATTGCGAAAGTCCCTCAACAATTGAATTGAAGTAGTCAACTGATTGTTGTGGTGACACTCTTTTATCTTCTTCTACATTAACATGAAACTTCATATTATTGAGTTGTTGTGGACTAATTTGTTCCCATTCGGGCATATCAGTAACAATATATAAATTATCAAAATTAAATTGCTGTATAGCGTTTACAAAATTTTGTGCTTGTGGTTTACTATCGTATTCATTTGCATAAAATAAACGATCGCCAGCTCTGAAATGTAATACTAAATCGTTTTCGTTTTTGTTTTTTATATCAGGAAACCATGTTTTTATTAAATCAATATTATTTTTAAAATATTTATAATTTTCAAAATAACCGCGAATCACAAAATCACTATTTTTATATTTAGAATTAAAAAAATGTGTATAGTTTATGTCACTAACAAGTTCGCAATTTGGAATTTCTGTATTATGGAGAGCAATCCCAATTTTTTCAAACTCACGAATACCATAATAATCTGGCGTTGGTGGCACAGCTACTACTTCTTGTCCATGAAACGTTGCTAACAGACGTCCAGCAATATATTGAAATAAATTGTTTCCAAAACCATTAGTTAATTGAACATACACCATTATTTTTGTTCCACCAAATTACCATTTGCGTCAATTAGTTTCTCGTCAGTTTGTCTGAATGGGAAATCAGTAACAGGTTGCGTCTTATCATACTGATAAAATGGCAAGCAAATACTGGGTGCAAAATAAATTTTCATTCCAATATCATATAGATTATTCTCTAATGCAACTTCGGGACACTCAAAATTATTATCAGTTCTAGACTCATCAGCATCTTTCTGATATACAAACGAACAATATTTATCAAACGTATCGGGTTCAGAAAAAGAAAAAAACCATGGATCTTTGTGACCACTAGGATATATTGTGGTATATATTTCATTAGGCTGAATATCAAAAACCGAAAGGTTTATCAATTTTAAAAACATAGAATTATCAGGTCGACACCTAACAATGACATCATATTTAAAATTATTATGTTCTGAATATTCTTTGGCCATAAGAAACCCATTTCTAATGTTTTGCATCTGATTATTCATTCTTTTTTTAAAATATCCTAAAGTGCCAAAATTTGAATCGTCTAATTCCTCATTTTCATCGATTTTTAAACCTTTCAAGTAATTTCCATAAATTTCAGTAACATCTATTCTTATCTTATCAGCTGAATCAGATGTAGTAATTTTATAATTTTGTGTTACATTAGCGCCGGTTGTATGTAGAGTATTTTTACTGCAAGCATATACAAACACATCTGCATTATTTGGCTCAATAATGTGTTTCAAATGATTGATGCAATTAATTTTATAATCTCTTAATTGACCAGTAATAATAACAGCTACTCTCATGTTACCCTAACCTCTGGAAAATATCTGATAAATGACAATTTAGAGTTTGTGATTTCGTTAGCGCGGTTGCTGATCTCGTCGAAAAAGTTCCATGCTAAAGGAACGACCAAAAGTTTTTCAGGATCTTCATCAGCTAAAACAGCAGGATTTTTAATTGGTATATTTCGACCGGGTGTATAAAGATCCCACTTCAATTCATTATCGTCTACAATATAATCTAAATCTGCTTGTGCAAAATTTAGAAAGGTATTGCCTTTTGCTGCAGCACCATAGCCAACCGTTTTATATCCTTTATCCTTGAACTTTTTCAATTCATCATTGAAGTCTTGCGTGACTTTAATACATTTTTTAGCATATTCCACGTATGTTTCAAGATTATATAAACCTTGTTCTTTTTCATTTTTTATCCTCTTTTTGGCAATCGTTTCATCATGCTCACCTAAGCGTAGAACAAACACATAACTTCCACCATGAATATCAGCAGAAAATACATCTACAAGCGAATACCCGTTTAAATTAGCACATTTTTTCATTGATTTTGTGTTAAAAAACGAAAGATGTTCGTGATAAATTGTATCAAATTCATTATTAACAATCATATTAGCTTGTGAAGTTTGTATAAAAATATTTGTTTTATCATCACTCACATTTTGGCATGCTTTTAAAAAGTCATGTATACCGTTTGTGTGAGCAAAAACGTTTTGAGCAATTATAGCATCAAAAATAATATGCGCCTGTTCAGCCATATCTAACGAAACGTTTTCAGACCAATAATCACAAATTATATTATGATTTTGGCTACTTAACGGATATAAATTTTTAGCAGGATCAACACCAAACGTCTTCCAGCCTAAAGACTTAAACTTATCTAATTGCGTGCCGTCATTGCATGCAATATCTAAAACTGTTCTTCTTCCACTAGAGTATTCTGCGCACATGTTTGCGAAGTCCTCAAAATATGAATGTAGTGTTTTGCTTGTACCACTAACGTACAAATAATCCTTAAACATTAAATCTGGATTAACAATGACACTCAATTGAACATGACAACACTCGCTACAAACATTAATTTTTAACGGATATTCCTCTTGTGCTTCATCGTTACTGTGATAGCTATTAGCTAATGGCTGATTATTCAAATCTAAAACTTCTACCAATTTATCACTCGAACAAACACGACAATGTTTTATTTCAATATAATTTTGCATCTGATCTATTTCCTTTGTATATTGTATCAAACTGTGCGACAATTGATTTTACAATCGTACTCGGCGTTTCTTTAAATTCAAAATCAAATACTTCTTCAAACTTACTTGAATCAATTAAAAAGTCATATGCTTTTGTTTGAAGTTTAACGTTTGTAATCGTTTCAGGTAAAGTATCTACAATTTCAAGTTCTGCACCGGTGTGCTCGGCAACTGCAAGGGATATTGTCTTAGCAGTTGAGTTAAATGATGCAAGATTATAAATTCCACAATTATCATTAGTGCCGTGTTTAATAATAGTCTGCATAGCACGGCATAAGTCTTCGATTCCAAGAATAGGGCGATGTACTTCTGGATTGAAACAAAATACTTTCCCATTTTGTAAAGCATTATAAGTCATAGCATTAATCATAATGTCATTTCTGAGATTTGGTGAGGCACCGTTAACAGTACCAAAACGTAAACCAAAAAATCTTTTACCTGATAGTTTTGCATATGAGTCGATTTCATGTTTTGATAAATCATAATAGTTATTTGGCTCAAAACGATTATAACCTTCGTTTACAACATAACTTTTTGTATCTCCATAGACTGAAGATGAACTAGCGTAAATAAAAGTTTGATCATTTCCGATAAGCTCCAAAAGTTTAGCAAAATTCAACACATTGTTTTTTACAGTTGGCACCATATTTTTGTCACACATTTTAACGCTTGAATGGCCGGCTAACAAAATAACAATGTCATAAAACTCAACTTCTTTCTTAGTCAAATCAGCAAAGTCTTTAACAATATTGAAGCGATTAATATGGTTGCCATACCATTCAATGTCAACAGAATCCACTGCGTGCTCTTCATTTAAAACTTGGAATAATCGGCTGCCAATATATCCACAGCCGCCAATCAACAATATGTTAGCCATTTTTATACAACCTATTATTCATATGTACGATAGGGAACACCCTTAGAAGCTCGTCAATGCCCTCATCGACACTAATAGTAGTGTCATAGCCCAATTCATTAATCTTGTCATACGAGACAACGTAGTCGCGTTTATCAGCATCGCCATCAAAATCAGCATAATGTACATAACAATCTGTTTTTTCTTGTATTAGTTTGCAAACGTCACCCTTTGAATGATTCATTGAGTTAGAACCAACATTATATACTTCACCGGACATTTCTTCTGGATGTTCGATAGCAAACATAAACACTTTAGCAATATCCTTAACATGGATAAAGGTTCTCATAAAATGTGACTCGTATACAGCAATGTATTTTTGATTATATGCTGAGTATGATAAATCGTTTACAAGCAAATCCAAACGTAGACGCGGACTTACCCCAAAGGCAGTTGCAAATCTAAATGCAATTCCATTTGGATATTTCATTACCTCTTCTTCGCCAAGTGTTTTACTACGGCCATAAATACTTAACGGATTGAGGGGTGTCTCTTCGGTACAAACACCGTCTACGGTTCCATAATTCGAACCTGTAGAACCATAAAGCAACATTTGTTTACCATCAACACCGGCAACAACATTAATTGTACCTTGGTGGTTCACCCTGTAAGAATTCTGTTCGTCAATCCTACATGCTGTATATCCAACAATAGCAGCCAAATGAACAATTACGTCGTGACCTTTCATAGATTGGTGTAAAAACTCTTTATTTAAAATGTCGCCTTTAATAAAAGTAAAATTGTCATGTGAAAAATTATGTATCAACCCATGACCACCATACATCAGACTATCGTATACGGTTACTTCATAGCCATTTTCTAACAACATTGGCACCAATGTACAGCCAATATATCCAGCGCCACCAGTAATAAACACCTTTTTCATAATTTTTAAATACTCCTATTACGTATTATAATCTCAAAAGTTTGTTTTGTCAAGTTAAATTTATATTAGTTTTATAATCATGTTGGGTATCGTATAGCCAATAATTATAAAGATTTTCACCAAGTTTAGATTTTGCAAAATTTAATAATTCAATGTCATAATACTCACCACTAAGGAAAAACTTTTGGATATCCCTATTCAAAGTTCTTTTATAATCAATTTTTTCGTAAGGATTAAATTGCCCAGTGCCAAGACCACAACCATATTCATGCGCCCACAAACGACCCATATCTGGTGATATTGATGGCTCTACGCTTGGGTCTGCCCAGTTAACAAATTCGGCGCCTTCGTGTTCTAAATTTTTAAGAAAATATTCAAGAAAAATAATTTTGCTATCTACACCATTTCTAATATCTTTTTTATATTCTTCAATAATGTTAACAGTTTGTTCAACTATCTGTTTTAATAAAAGCATATCTTTGGGAGCCGGCACACAAATATCAGGCGGTCTAAGACTTAAAGCAACCCTAAAAGGATTTCTTACAAGATAGCACTTTTTATCGTATTCATGATTTTTGAAACTAACATCACAATAAGGCCCAAAATGGTTTTTATAGTTTCGGTAATGTTCTTCACTTTCCCAATCTAAAATTTGTGGCACTTTTATAACTAAATTTTCTATTTTAGCTGGATCTTTAATACGATTGTCCAGTCCTAAAAACATGGACTTTCCTTGCTGAAATAACCAATTAATTAACAAATGATCATTAGTTGGGATAGCAGGCACATAATATTCATACTTTGACTTTTTTACTGTTATTTTGTTTAGCTCATCTTCAGGTAATGTTGCTTCTAACATAACACGGTTATTAGCTTTCAATACATCCATAATTTTTTGTGTTGTTTGTTTACCATCAATGCTATTAGCAAGTAAACGCGTTAAAATGGGCTCATAATTTTCGCCAGTAACAATTGTTTCAGCTAAGGCTGCACAATTGTAAGAAGCGAACATCGCATGCCCGGGCGTAATTACTCCTTTTTGAACATCGCCTTGGATATCTGTATATTTTATTTCTTCTTCATAATAGGATGAACCGTTGAAAAGAGTTGCTGCGATTTCGGTGCATTGCTTAGCAATGGCACGGAAGCTTCCAGATGCGTCATTCCATGTTTTTTCTTCATAAATATTTTCTACAATATGATTAAAAAAATTTTGATATCTGTTAGATTCCTCCGCTACCATGACTGGGCGTATGGCTGACCCTGCCTCGGGAAGAGACTCGTAATCATTAGTGTCAAATTCAAATTTTTCAGTTAACGAAAAAAAATTAGGATGATAGTGCAATAAAGCAAGGATTAAATTACTACCACTTCTGTGAAGTGTTTTTAGCCCTATACGGTTAAGTTTAAAGTTTGTCTTCATAATATTTGACTGTGTTAATAATACCTTGTTCATGCTCAAAAAAGGAAAATTTAGGCCACCAATCACGGATGACTGCGCTATGTAAGACTTTCATCGCATCTCCGTCAGTATATGATGTATCAAAGACAATTTTACCTTCATAACCAATAGCTTTTTTAATTAAATGCGCAGACTCAGCTATTGAATGACCTTTTTCTTGTCCAACATTAAAAGGTTTAGCAGTTAGCCCGTATTCAGTTGATATTAATCTTGATCCCATAATCAGTGCATTAGAAAAATCATCTACATAACACCACTCACGCACAGGGTTTCCAGTTCCCCAAACTACAAATTCAGGATCGCCTGCTTTTTTAGCCTGAAGCATGCGAATTATCATACCATTTAAAGCGTGAGTATGATTTGGATCTGTTGAATCTCCAGGTCCGTAAGTATTTGGCAATATTAAATTAATTGTTTTAATGCCATGTTGCATTAGGTAGCATTTTGAAATGTAATAAATTGTTCTTTTTGAATTTCCAAATGAAAAGATTGATTCATGGACCGGTCCGCTTTCCCATTCATTTTCTTTCTGTAATTGAGTGCCGCCGGGGTATGAACAATTGGAAAAAGGCTGTATAACCGTTGCTTCACAACCGACCTCAACCATAGCCTTATAAATATTCAATGTCATTTGAATATTATCGTTAATTACATCAGATGCCTTTTCTTTAACATAATGCAAACTGCCACCATGTGAAGCTAAATTGAAAATAAATCTTGGCTGGCTGTCAATAAGCAATTGTTTTGTTTCTTCGTAATTCCTTAAGTCAACACCAAGGGCTCTGGAGGCAGTGGTAACATTAATCTTGTTACCATCTACATCGGCTGAAGGTATATCGCCAAGGGCTCTTGAGCTAAGTGTTTTTAATTTATTTGTCAAATTTGTTCCGATAAAACCGGTTGCTCCTAATACGAGTACGTTCATTTTTTCTCCTTATAATATCTAAATTCATGTCCATGCAACTTCAATTTTGGTCCAAACTTACCAATTGCAGTTGCTCGTATAATTTTTTGTAATTCTTCTTGTGATATATTTTGTTCTACTACCTGTAGTTTATCAATTTCTCTAATTCTACCAACTTTAGTGGCCCACTTTTGCTTTGAGTTATTTTCAACAAATTTTTGTAATATTTCTGCGCCATATTTTGTTATAGTCGTAACTAGATCATAAAACGCAGCTAGCTGTTTCATGTGGACTCTAGGTAATAATGTTTCAATATTGTCGTTTGGTAGAATTGGAATTCTAAATACCTTAATTATATCACCATTATCAATCTTCTCATTTAAATAATGAATAGTGATGCCCGTTGTTTTTTCATTATTATAAAGTGCCCAGTTTACACATCCAGAACCGGGATACTCGGGTGAGCCGGGATGAAAATTTATGGCTGCTACTTTAGCATTGTCAATAAGAGTTTTTGGCAAAATATAATATGATTTCATATGAAAAATATAGTCACCTTTCCAGTTAATATAATCCTTTGGTATTTTTTCTCTTCTATTTTTTGAAGCTTTAATCCAGTCAACATCAAAACCGCACACTTTCAAAAAGTTATTAGCTTTTTGACAATACTCACAGTCTTCAAAACCAATAAACAAAGCACGACCCATCATTCTGCTTTAAACCTACCCTGCTTAAAAACATCTAAGGTTGTCAAATCAACCCAATCTGTATGAACCCATTTCTTGGGCGGTGTATCAATAGCAGCAGGCAGTTTTTGTAATCCCAACTCAGCAGTCTCTGGCGTCATATAATAGTGGTAGCCAATCGTTTGGATATTTTGCACAGACCAAGAAACATCAGGACTTCTGCCGTCATACGACATCTTCTTGAGGGTGTCATAATCTTCTTGGTTATCAAACAAAATAACTCCGCCGCGGCCTAAGCTCAAGTGTTTTCTAAACTGAAAACTAATACACATGTATGTACCGGGCACATAGCTGTTTGGCTCCCAATGCACAGCAGCATCAACAATCTGGTCAGTCATGTAATAATAGTTTTGCCATTCCTCATCTGTCCACTCAATCTCTATATCTAGTTTCTCAGCTAACATCGGTACCGAAAGATATGTGTGTTTTGGTACAGTAATCTTTTGTGTACCTCTCATTCGTAAACAAAGTTCAATCCCATGAGTACAACAATCAACGGCAACCGCGTAAGGGGCTCCAAAAAACTTTGCGATTTCTCTCTCGAAATCAGCAATCACTTCAAACGACATTACAACTCCTTAATTTGGTTTATTAAGTTTTTAGCCATATGATGCCATGTATAGTTGTTAGTGGCTGTATCATACGCTGTTTCAATGACCCGACTCATTTCACTTTCATTGTTCAAATAATAATCAAGCTTTTCATCAAAATCACTTAAATCATTATTAAAGATAACAC